TCACTTGGTTGGAGTGACCTTTTTCCCGATCCTTTTGCGGATGTAGTTCTCGGTCATCACCACGGTGGTGTGCCCGAGCTGATCGCGGGCTTGAAGGATATCGCCGCTCGACTCAGCCTTATCCGTGCCGGCTTTCGCTCGCAGGTCTCGCATCTGAAATTCTCCCTTCTCCACACCGGCCGCCTCGCGTGCCGCGTCAAATCTTCCCCGCAACATACTGCTCGTCATGGGCTGGCCGTTATCCATAACGATCAGCCTGGACGTGCGGATCCTGTGTCCTTCCTTTCTGGTCATAATGCGGTCAATGACCACCTTCAGCTCACCTGTAATTTCAATCCTCCTCTTTGCATTCGTCTTGCCTTGCTGAACCCATAGCCTGCCGTCGCGTATATCACGCTCATCCATTTTCAGCGTGTCCGCGATCCGTTGCCCGGTCAGATAGAATAGGTCCAGAGCATCGCGCAACGGCTGTTCTGCGTGGCTGTAAACCAGAGCAAACATTTCGTCCTCGATGTAATGGTCTCGCCCAACTTCCTTGTGACCCTTGACGCCCGCGCACGGGTTGGCCAGCGCCGTGTAGCCTGCGCTCCTTGCAAAATTCCAGATAGCACTCAGTAGCGCTTTCTCCCTGTTTGCTCGTACAGGGGCAGTCTTGCCGCGCTGGCGCAGGTACTGCACGACGTGTTGAGGTTCGATCGCTTCCAGCGGTGCTGGCGGATCGTCGAAGAACTTCAGAAGCTGCTTCAGCTCCCTGGCGTTGTCTTTCTGCGTTGCCGGGCTTTTGGTAGGCACGACCTCGATCATGTACTTCTCCGCGACATACGCGAAGGTCAGCACCTGCTGTACGAGAGCCGAGGATGTTCGGCTCTTCTCCAGCTTGGCGTACTCGACGATCGCCATGCCATAGTCCGAGCCGAGTGGGATTTCCTTTCGCGGTGAGCCTCCGATGTCATAGTAGTAATAGACGACCCCGCTGCGCTGTTTACGCTTTCTGAGGCGTGTGACGCTGTCGGGATTAATCGGCTTCCTTCCCATTTATCCAACCAGCCGTGGCTGCCATTTAGGTTTGCCTGAAGTCGTGGTGGTCACGGCTTCGCCAGTCAGCGCCGATGCTATGACGCACGGCCAACCACTTCTTTTGATCGTGTGCCGAATCCCGTTTCGCTTTAACACGGTTATTTGCCCGGCTTTCGTTTTGGCACCGGTTAGGATGCACACCTCTTCGTGCGACAGAAAGTGAATTTCGTCCATAAGTAGCTCCTGCAGCCCGCTCAGGACCGCCATTGTTAGATATTGAAATGAGTGTGGGCCGCGCTGGGCGGCGGAAGGGGTTAAGTCGGTTTTTTCTGGCCCTGGCGTTTACGTGCGGCGCTCACCAGGGCTTTGGATGTTTTGGCGACTCCGTCCGCTACGTCTTCGGGTAGGATCGCGGTATTGCAGTGCGGGCAAAGCGGGGCCAGTTTTGTGCTGCGCCAGGCGTCGTCCATTACCTTGGCTGCCCGGCTACGGATCTGGAATTTTTCCGCCTCATCCAATTCGCTGCGGCGCCGCGCGAGGTTGTTCATTCCGGCGCTGAACACCTCGACCAACCCCAAAAACGCGTCAAAGGCCTCGACCTCCGCCTCGCAGTCGCTGCACCAGACGCGCCGCTCGTTGTGGTCGTAAACCAGTTTCTTGTGCTTGCAGGCTGATGCTGGCCGACGAGTCAGCCCGCGCGCTACCCGAAGGTCTTCGATCTGGACTACCTTGACGCCGTACAGGTAGTCCTGGGGCTCAATAGGTGCTTTGCTCATGCGCACATCTCCGCCCGCCGATCGCCGGCAGGCTCTGTAGGGAAGGGGATATCAGGCAGCTGCCTCTGATCACTGCTATGGTCCACGCAGCCAGCAGGAGCTGGTGCGGCACCGAGGAGAGGTCATGGAATGCACCACAACGGCGGATGAGGTTTACGGCCCGCGCAATGCCAGGCTCGGCAGGCGGGCGGTGGACGGCAATATCTGGTCGGGCACAACGATGATTTTCAGAATCATCGATGACCGGGTCTACTCAATGCACGAGCAGTACCTGGGCCGGCTCAAGTACGGCATGGCGATGACTGACAGGGGAGAGCTGATTTTCATGGTGCGGTAGGGTTGAGGCTATCGTTGGGCCAGGCGAGCGGCATTCCGTCAGCACGCATCAAGTGAGGCGGTAGGTCTTCGCGCAAACACATCGGCATTGTCCCAGGCACGCCGCAGGCGTGGCATCCGCTCGGCATGCCACGACATATCGAATGCAGCACAGGGAAGCCGCTTTTGCAGCGATCGTTCGTTGCGTCGTACTCCGAGCAAGGAATTCTTTCGGGCATGACTTCGTCCTTGCCGCACACGCGGCTGATTTAAGGAGAGTGAAAATATTTTGAGGCTACAACGCGGATTTCTAACCATTGGTCAGATGGATCAGGTCGTCTCGTTGCTTGAGCTGTCCACACCCTTAGATGGGGAATAGACCGGTGCTTTCTGGTCAGGCCATCTAAAGGGATATTTAAAGTGCCAAATGATGAATTTCGCTTCAGGGCTCATGAGCTCTTGGTGGAGCTGGACGCATCAATCGCTAAAATGATGATGATGGTTGCTGCGAAGGAAATTGAAGGCGCTTTTTGGGCAGAGGCAACTAACCGCCATTATCAAGCGTTTTTAGCGTGGCATGACTTCATCGCGGCTTCCGACGACGCTGCGGACTCAAAATCCGCTATTCATTGAGCCTTCCAACGTTTCCCCGACCGCGCTGAGTGCTGTAAGACGCGATATTGTTATGAGTCGAAGCGTTACGGCTGGGTAGGCTCACGGTATGAGCCGCTTTAACTCAACTACCCATACCCACGGGTTCGACTGCCATGAGCCATCGCCGTTGATCATCGTCCATAGCCCGCCGAACAGTTCGAGTGGCGAGTAGCCGATTCCGTCTGGGTCGATGTCCGCCTCACAGCTCATTACTCCCTCGTCCAGCGCCTGCGCTTCGCTGATGTCCTGCAAGCGCTCAACGCGCACGTCGGTTATCTCCAGCAAGGTGCGGCTGACCCAGCGCGGCATGTGAATGGATGGCCGAGTTTTCCCCGGCGTGATCATTGAGCATCCCGTTCGCCTTGAGGCACCATCTGCCGGGTAGCGGATCGGCTCACCATGGCTCAGCTCTCGCGGCGCTACCTCATCGACCTGCGCATCAGCCTGCCAGGCCTCTCGCACCCATAGACGGTCGCCGGGTTGGCCGTACGGGCAGTCACTTCTGACAAAGTGTTTTGTTACCGGCTTGCCGTAAATGTCCTGCCCGTAGTTGGCACCACCTACACAGAAATTACCGCTCGCATCAACGTGCGGTTGAACCTTAAGCGCGCGCCGCGTGGCTGTCTTCTGACCGGACAGGATGGCGCGCACCATCGGCGCGCTGAACAGGATCGGTCTTTCCTTGGCCTGGCTCATGGCGTCACCAGCCGCCGCGCCCACCAGCAGACTGGGCCGTCATCGGTGTCATGGATTGACAGACAAAACCAGCCTTCACCATCAGGGCGATCCGGCTCCCAGTAACTGCAATCAGGGTCGCCCGCTTCGAAGTATCGATCGGCCACAGCTTGGTCGCCTGCATATTCAAGTTCGACCTTGCGCACCTCTAGAGCCTGCTCAGCGACCCACGCTTTGCATTTTTCGCCGTCACCCTCATCGAAGGCCGGCATATCCGGATGTTCAAAAAAGCCGTTTTCGTCACGAATGACCGGCGCGGGCTGGATGAATACGATCTTTTGTTCAGGCATGGCTTCGTCCTCGCCGCATATGCAGCAGGCAATAGAGTTAGAGTTAGGCTAAAGTGACTGTGGTGGAATAATTGATTGATGGTATTTCCAGCTTCCCATCTGCATCTAATCAATTATGCCGCGCGCTTGGCATAGTGAAGGAACACCCATTTAAGGAATATTGTTATTATGGATAATCGTCAGCTTCAGGCTTATCTGCAGGAGATAATTTCTCAGTCGGTGATGGCGGAATGCGCTTTAAATGCACTCAATCAGATCATGGCTGTCAGGGATAAGATTGCAAACTGTACAGACATTTACGCTCGCAGAAAGATGAGGGAGGAGTCAGCGCATTTGAGTAACGATACGTTTAGGAATATCCACAGTTTCCTTACTCATCTAAGTAATATTTCGCGATTGATTTGGCCCCCCGTAATTGGTTCTGACACAAAATGCTACTGCGGTAAACCCAAAGCGAACGGGATGGTGTGTAGGATCTGTTTCGGAAGAGCTCGCTCTGCAGATGTACTAGCGGCTTTGGGTATTTATGATTCTGATCACATCATAAAGAGTCGAGCGATCAGAGATCATCTTGAACACTTCGATGAGAGATTAGATAGCTGGGTGCAAACCAGTCAGCGCGGGAACTTAATACAAGATTTCGTTGGTCCCAAAGGCTTCTTTCAAGGTGTCGATGATGGTGACTGCATGAGGCAGTTCGATCCTATCACTGGAAATTTACTTTTCAGGGGGGAGACATACAGTCTTGTTGCGCTCTACTCCGGCCTTAAAGACATAAATCAAAGGGCGGAGTTCGCGTTTCATAAATCATTGTCCCAGCGATAATGCGTTGCTCATGTCTTTTTCTGTACCGAGGCAATGCGCTTGCCGGAATGACAGTCATCCCTAGCGAATGCCAAGCTGCGGTCGCGGCCTCAATGTCGCTGCATAAGCTTCCGTGGTGCAAGGGCGGGTATTGCTGGTGAGCGGATATAGTTCATCCTCGCCGGGGTGGCGTGAGTCGTTATATGGAAAAACCCCAAGTGGAACCGGGTAGGGATGGCGTAGACACTCCAGCAACACACGTACTGGAGTGCTGCAAAAATGAAGAAAGCTACCGAGTTATTGAATCTGAGCGTCGCGCTTGCCAGGCTTGCAAGAGTGATATTCGGGCTGGACTGGTACTGACCCGGCTACGCGGCAGGAGGCGTATCTCGAAATACGTCCATCTGCGCAGCGCCATCCAGCCATGCCGTGTCGATACGAGCGCGGGCCAGTGCGGCATAGTCGGGGTTCAGCTCGCAGATGATCGACCGGCGACCTTCCTGCATCGAAACCAGCGATGTGGTACCAGCACCGCCGAATGGGTCCAGCACCACACCACCGCGCGGCGCACCGGCCAAGATGCAGGGCCTGATCAGGTCGGGCGGAAAGGTTGCAAAGTGTGCTTCCTTGAATGCGTGGGTCGCCACGGTCCAGACGCTGCGCTTGTTGCGCGTCGCTGTGTCGTGGGTGCTTTCATCCCGGTCAGGCCGGTGCGTGCCTTTTGACTGGCCGGGAATGGCTTGCTCGCGCTTCGAGTCCTCACGCTTGAAGCTGTCCCGCCGCTTCCGTTCAGCGCCATCCTTGTGAAAGGCACCGTGGCCACCTTCGCCGGTGGACGTATCCCAGCCGGTCGGCACTGTCACCCGCTGGCGGTTCCGCGAAGCTTTATCTGTTCCGTGACCCCAGCCGACGCCGTTATTCGGTACCGTGTTGCCAGAGCTGGTGCGCTTTCCGCCTTCAGCATTGTCGAAGGTCGAGCCGTGCACGTAGGACCCACCGCGGTAACCGTTAGCGTTCCCCTTGCCCGTCTGGTTGGCGGGCTCTCTGATCGCGTCGCTGTCGTAGTGGTACCGCCGCGACTTGCTGAGCAGGAACAGGTATTCGTGAGCTTTGGTGCAGCGGTCGCGGGTCGACTCCGGCATCGGGTTTGGCTTGTGCCATATGATGTCCTGCCGGAGATACCAGCCGTCGTCCTGCAGCGCGAAGGCCAGTCGCCAAGGCATGCCCATCAAGTCTTTCGGCTTGTATTCTGCATGGGTTGGCGACTTTGATTTACGCTGGCTCGCCATCACCTGGCGTTGGCTCAATGTCGAAACACCGACGCCCATGTCGTCACGGCCATGCGCTCCCCAGCTGCCAGCGTAGCTATCGCCCATGTTCACCCAGATCGTGCCGTCAGCACGAAGCACCCGGCGCACTTCGCGGAACACGTCGACCAGGCGGGCGATGAACTCGGCCGGGGTTTCCTCAAGGCCGATCTGGCCTTCTACGCCATAGTCACGCAGACCGTAGTAGGGCGGGCTGGTCACGCACGTATGCACGCTTTCATCTGGCAGCGTGCGCATCATGTCGATGCAGTCGCCTACCAGTATCTGGTGGAGCTGGCTCATATCGAATTCCATGCATGCGCCTGCCGAGGCGTTCAGCGCAATAGGTGAATGGAGGGAGGGGAGGGACATAGGGACGTTGCGTCTCTACCGCGAGCCCAGGCGGGCTCGGGTTCTTTCTGAGAGCGATCAGATAAAGTTGAAGTAGATCAGGCAGCCCAAGAGAGCGCCTGCGCCGAGCAGGGCGCCACACCAGAAGTACGTGCTCAGTTGCTCTAGGATCAGGCTGTTGCATTTTTTGCAGCGCATTGCGGAAACCTCACTGGTAGATTCACAGGCGAAATGCCTGTTATCTAAATAGTGCTTAGGCAATGCCCCTGTTTCGGTATCTATTTGGCCGAGAATGGAAAATATAATTTAATCGCCGCAGAAGCATGCAATTGCCTCGTCGTGTTCGACGAACATATCGAACTGCGTGTCGGAGTAGTCGAGCATCTGCTGATAGCTCGGCCGGTCGAAGCGAAACAGCGCGCCGTCAGTTGTCGCGGCGCTGCTCTGCGTGGCTGTGCGCTCCATCCGAGCCCACCAGTCGGCCTTGCTTCGGTCGCTGGCAATGATCGAGTAGACCTGCTTTGCACCTTTGAGAAAGCACAGGTCGCAGTTGCCCTCCAGAGTGCGGCCATTGATCGTCGGTAGTTCCAGATCAAACGGCTGAGCCTTCCAGAATTCTCCGATCTGCTGCACACCTATGCCCGCATCCGCCAACGGCATCACCATCGTGGCGTGTTTGCTCTCTGACGTGGTCTTGCGGAGCCGTATCTTGGCTACCCGGCGCGGTTCATCAGCGCGGATGCCGGTCATCATGTCGACTGGCGTTTCCTCTGTGGAGCATCCAACCATCCGCAGATATTTGTGGATCACCCTGATTTTGAGGTCAATGGTGCAGAACCGTGTGACCGGGTTTGGCAGGTAGCTGCGTTTCCTGATCAGCGCTTCGAACGGCTCGCCGTCCCTGCTGGCGGTTTCGTAGGTGACAATGGCGAAGCCTTGATCATCGTCGCGATACTCCAGCCAGACGATGGGCACCTGCCAGCGCAGCGAGCATTCATTCACAAAGTCGAGTGTGGCGGGGTGTTCCTTGCCAGTGTTGGCGAACGTGACGATCAGGTCGTCCAGATCATCGTTGGCGTCCAGCACCTGGCGCAGCATGTAGGCGCTGGTCCGGCCACCGGAAAAGCTGACGACCGTCGTCCCGAACATTTTGTAGGGGGACATGGGGATTCCTCGCCGGAGTGGCGTGAGTCGTTGAAGTGGGGTATTGGTGTGCGCTTACTCAGAATGGAAGCTTGCACGTGACAGCCAAGGAAATACTTAAACGTTTCTCAAAAATCTTCCTAAAGACGCTATGGATATGCGTAGTGATCTGCAGTGTTTTTTTTCTAGCCTTTGTCGGGTTGATTCTGGCCTTGAAAGGAGCAACGTCAGAGATGGCGGCGTGGGTTCAAGCGATAGGCTCGGTGGCGGCGATACTGGCGGCAATCTCTATCGCAAGCAGGCAGTCCAGAGCGGCCGTGACGGACAAACTTGAGCGAGATCGGGTAGTCCTTGAGGCTATAATTACTCTATCAGAACGCGCAGGCGATACCGTTAAAAGGCTTTATGAGAAGACATCGCCGAATTCAATTAGCGCAGAGCATTTAGCCTATGTTCAGGCCAGCTATAAGGAGTTTCTGATTGTTGATCTTCTCAGTCTTCCAAATGTTTCAATCTTTAACCAGGTTATGATTGTGCGCAACAACTTAGAAGCCGCTCTGCAGCAAGCAGAGCTACACCACCAGTATTATGACAGCGCATCGCGAAATGGGGCGCACAATATGATTTCCCGAGCAGCGTCAGGTATCAGTGAAGCTGCTTCTAAATTGAAGTTGCTGCGCGCAAATTGAATTCAAACTCTACCCATTGCGTTTAGTGCAATAGGTGTGGGTCAGTCAGGCTGCTTGCTGTTCACCGATGAACCGGCCCCCTGCATCTTTTTCGACAGCGTATACCCTCCAAGCCAGCTCGGTTCTTTCTTCCGAATCGCGTACTGAGCCGCCCCACCGGGGAGCGTAAAGGCCAAGATGTAACGCAGCTCAGCGCACTCGTAGGACCAGCGTGCGCGGCTGCAGGACATTCTTTCGTGAAGTCGGTGACTTTCTAATCAGCAGCTTGGCAGGGGATGCTGAGCTCTACGTAGCGAACTGGATGGTCGACTCTTCCCTGTCATTGGTTTCTGCGGAGCAGCCAGGCCCTTGCGCAGCGCTTTTTCGGCGCTGGATGTTTTACTCATGGTAATCTCCACTGCATGTAGATTCGCGCGCGCTCTGCGATGTCTATTTATTTATAAATAAATTTAAATCTGTGAAGAGAAAAGCTTGAGGATATGCCGTGTCAGGAAAATACTTGTATAAATATGTTTCGTTTGATGAGGAGTTGAATGTCCTCAAAATACTTACCGAGAACAAAGTAAGGTATTCAGCGCCATCTGCATTTAATGACCCCTTTGACTGCAATCCATGTTATGTAACGCGTTCTGATCCGAGAAAACTTCGTCCGGATTTGTTCGATTTGGTCAATGGTCAAGGTAGTCCAGCTTCAAAGATCAAGAATAGACAAGAAGGTTTGAATAGGATTGAGTCTGCGTTTAGTGATGGATCTTTCCAGGCAAAAACTATGACTAACGTCGGTGTGCTTTCACTTTCTAGAACGCCATGGCATGTTCTGATGTGGTCGCACTATGCTAAACATCACACTGGCTTTGTAGCTGAGTTCTGGCAGTCTGATTGGCTTCCAAAAGGGGCGTCTGATTCAGATAATCGTTTTTTAGTAGCTTTTCCGGTTGAATATGTAAAAGCCAGGCCGGCTGTTGACAAGTGGACTAGCACTATGGAGGAAGAGGTTGAAAAGATTTTTATGGCTAAAAGTCTTGAGTGGCGATACGAAGAAGAAGAGAGAGTCATTGATTTTGTTAATGGTCCTGGGGCCTATGAGTTTGAACCCTCTATGTTAAAAAGCATATTGGCTGGTGTAAATATTTCCGAGCAACATTTTAGTCTGCTTAAGAGCGCGATCAAAGCGTTCAACAAGAAATGGGGTGTTCGTGTTGAACTCTACAGGGCGAAGGTGGATAGTCTGCATTATCGACTTCTAATACCGGGTTTTCATAGAAAAAGACCTACAGGCTTGTAGGACACCCAGCTTGCTCGATTTCTGTTCGTGACGCTTCGAGTGGTCAGCCGCCATTTCTTGATTTTGGTCATCTGATTAAATTACGTAGGCAGCTAAATGCAGGCACTGTCACGATTGCGATGGTTGGCGCTGGATTGCATGCGCCGCCAGACTTGTCCGGTTGTGGCAAACGGGTTAGGGGTGAGCTATAGATAATGACCGGCATGGTGCTGGGCCAAGGAGTTACGAATGGGTACGGATCGTGAGATTGCTTTAGATCAGGCACTTGTCGCCGTGTTGGGCGCTGCGCAAGAGTTAGGCTTGGACCTGGTCCAGATCAGCCATAAAACCAAGAGCCTGATAATCGATAATTCCAAGTATCGCCAGACGGAGCATCCACATATCAGCAACGCTTGGCAGGAGGTCGAGAAGGCGCTTGTGTCTGTCAGGCAGAAAGCGTAGGGATCTCTATTTCATCACCAGGATCCTGCTGAATCATCAGTACGCTCTTGCGGTGAAACTCCAGCGCCACGATTTTCGACACTGTGATTTCGTGGCGCGGGACCTGAAGAAATCTCAGTGCTGCAACCGGGCCAAGCGCATGAAGGTGGTGAATCATCAGAGTCAGCGCCTCGCCCTGTTCCTCCATTTCCGCCCAGGCCATCAGCTCACTCAGCGCCTGCTTCGTGCCGGGCCGCACCCTGAGCCGCAATTCCTCTTCCCCGGCTTTCTGCCGCTTGAGCGCCGTCCTCTCGTCCCGCTGTTTCTGAGTCAGGGTCATTTATCAGCTCCGTGTTGCCGCTGGGCGGCAAGTGAATGTGTTGCTGGCGTCTGCCGTGGCGGACGCGCATTTGCAGGCGCTTCATTTCGCCCGGCTGCTGCTGGGGTAGTCCAGGCTGTACTTCTGAACAATTCGCCTGATGACGGTGCGGTTGATCCCGGTCAGCTTTTCGGCCTTGAAGTGGCTGACGCCCATATCGCGCATCGTCTTGATGCGCTCAAGCAGTTTCAGGTCCTCCTCTTCCTCGACATATTTCCGGTGATCCGCGCCGTTGTAGCGGGGCTTTCGGGGTGGCGGCTCCTTGCGCGGAGGGCGGGGCGCGACCTGAAACGATCCGAGGTCGCGCACTGTTCCACCTCTGCGCTGAAACTCGTTCAGGGCCTCGGACAGCTTGGATGACTTGGCGCTGTTGGCCTGGATGGTACTCAGTTCGGTAGTCATCATGCCGCCACCTGCGTGATGGTTACTCCGTCCATTTGGAGGTCAGCGCCTTGAATGTGGACCAGGTCGTCCAGCGCGCCCCAGTTCACTGTGAGGACCGATATCGGTGCCCGGCCTTCGTAGACGGCTTTCACCAGCGCATGAAGGTCGGTGACGTTCGCTTCAAGCTTTGTCGGCTTGGGCGGCACCTTCGCAGATGGCGCGACGGCCGACATTCTAGGAGCTGGTTGTTCGACTGGTTTGAGTGCCTCCGCAGCTTGCGGCGCAGGCGCGTTGGCTTTCGCTTTTTCAGCTTCAGCGACTCGCTCTGCTTCGGCCGCAGCCGCAAGCTTCGCTGATTCTTCAGCACGAATACGTTCACGCTGCGCCAGCTCTTTCGCTTCCTCGGCCTGCTTGTGCTCGTTGATCCGCACCTTGATGAGGGCCACCAGGTCTTCATTGTTCTTGAGCACGATCTGCTGAGCATCTTTGAACAGAAACGCATGATCCACGGCGAGCGAGCGCAAGCTTTCCAGGTTGGCGCGGATACCGTCGCCGATTTGGCTGGCCTCGATCTTGGCCCGGGCAAGTTCAGAGTCGGCGGCGTCACGCAGACTGGCGATATTTTTTTTGCCTTTGATCGCGCCGGCGAAGTCCGCGGGGATCTCCGGCAGCCGCACCTTGCCGCCGAACGAGGTGTTGATCTTGTCCAGATGATCCCGCAGAGCAGCCTTCGCCTTCAGCACGATCTCATCGCGAATGGCCACCTTGCGAGCTTTCACCAGCTTGTCCAGCTCAAGGCGCTTGCGACGGGCCTGCTCCGATATTTCGTCGATGGTGCGGAAGAGGGCGTCGATGGTTTCCGTTTGGCTCAGCGCATGCTGCTTGGCCGCTTCCAGGCGCTCCTCGACCTCACCGCACCACTTCACTGTTTTCTCTGCATCAGCGAAATGCTGGTCGGTCTGCAGGTCAGTGTTGATCGCCGAAAACACGGCGAGCGAATGCGCCTTGAACTGTTCAAGGTTGCTTGCCGTGACCATGCCGGTGACTTCGATGCGAAGGGCTGGCAGCGAGTCGGGGGACTTCCCGACTGCCTCCGCAACGGCCTCGGTGGGCTCGTAAGCTTCAAGGTCGATTCCGAACTGTTTCCAGCCGGCGACCAGCTTCGCCGCCCGGCCTGTCACCGGGAAGTACTCCATCGAGACGAAGTTGTCTTCGGTGCCGTCCGAGCAAACGAAAATCACTTTCTCGGCACCGGACACCAGCAGTTGCTGCTCCAGCTGCCAGTAGTAATGCGCATCCAGATCACCTGCGCGCACGTCGGCGGCGAGCTGCTCGTTCCACATTTTGTGCTCGAAAACGATCTCGCCCATCATTGTGCAGCCGTCGAGGGAGGCCAGCAGGTCGCCTTCGATGCCCACAACCGGGAACAGGTCTTCGCCGATTCGACCTTCAAGAATCGGGCGGGCCAACGCTTCCGCTTCGTGACCTTTGTCGAACAAGTACTTTTGGACCCACCACGAGACGTCCCGGTCCAGACCGGTCTTCTTGGCATGAAGCAGCTCGGTGCGCTTCATCTGCTTGGATGCGCCCATCATCACCGGTGCTTCAGACGCGGTGCGATAGTTGGCGCGGAGTGCATGCCATTCGGCGCTGCCCTGGGTGACTTTATGCGTCTTCATGCGGTTTCTCCGGCGATAGGAGCCATCTGGTGGATCCGGTCGATCTGATCGGCACTGAGGGTGTATTTCGATTCCAAGAAGGCGATCAGGCTTTCGGTGTCGGTCTTTCCGGTATCGATACCGTCCTGCCATTTGGGAAGCATCGTTTTGAACTTGTCGTTCTCGTAGGCGGGAAGCTCGGACCCTTGCTGCTCCGGCTGCGGGGAAACATCGCGGTACCTCGGGGCGCTTTCCTCCAGCTCATCTGGGCTGTAAACGCCCAGAATTACGTCCGGGCAGTAGAGGCGGGACCAGCGTTTTGTTGCCAGGTACGCGAGCTGCTGGCGAGGATCGTCGGCCCAGAGCGTGCTGTTGCGTGTACGCGCCTGGGCCAGCAGCAGCTCAAGTACCCTCGGTTCGTCTTCACCGCGGAACGTTGCCCAAACCTTCACGCCCAGGCCTTCCTCGTCGGCAAGCTTCCAGCCTGGCTGCCGGTACTCACCCTTGTCGCCGTTTTTGATCACAAACTTGCCGATGACCTTTTCCCAGTTGCCGTACCACTCGTAGTGCAGGCGATCCACCACAGGTGCGCAGGTTGTGATCACGGCATTGACCAGCTGCGCCTCGTAACCTAGGACGCCATTCACCAGATGGGTTTTCTGTGCGACGGCAAACGGATTCATCCTCCACTGCATGGCCTGCATGACGACGGCCAGGCAATCGGCGGAGTTGCCGTTGAAGTGCTTCGGCAGAGTTGCTCGCCCGGTCGCCATGACCTCGGCCAGGCGCATCATCTTGTCAAGGCTGTCGCCGTCTAGGACCAAGGCGCTGGTCGAGGTGGCCGCATGCGGAAGCACATGCAAATTTTGATCGTGCGATACGGACGCAACGTTTCTTGCGGACATAGGAAATCCTCGCGCTCCATGCGGGCGCTGCGATTGGATAAAAATGGGCTTACTGAGTTATGTGCGATGCGTAGGCGCTCGCGAGCATCCAAGCGCTTACAAGGGCCAGCACGACGAATGAGCCTCGCCAGGTGTAGATGCGCAGCTGTCGCTGCTTGCGGGTCATGACCGGGTACCCACCGGCCGACGCTTGAGCCAGTCAGCTTTGATCGGGTATGGCAGGTCGGCGACTCGCATGCCGACGGGGTAGGTGATCGTTCCGCGTACTTGAGCGCGGGCTTTCACCTCGTCAAGTTGCTCATCAATTAGGGATTTAACGATTGGCTGACTCATGCCGCCTCCTTGCGCTGTTGGCAGTGCCTCAGCAGGCGACTGCAGTAGTGGGAAAACTCTTCAAGGGTGATGAGCTCGTCGGTCATCATCTTCGTGATCATCTGCTGGACCAGAACAACCTCGTCGCGTGCGCTGGCGGGATGCTTTAGGCTTTCGAGCGCCTCGTCGATCAGGATGTGCGGGCTCACAGTTCTCCATCCTCGCGCTGGGCGATCACGCCGTCCTTCGCCAAAGGCCGCAAAAGCCCCTCTGCGATTTCGAAGAGGGCGTCTTTAGGGTTGGGGCAGTTCAACACGGCGTCTGCGGCCTCTCTGGCGCAGGCGGGCGAACCGAACTTGGCCATGTAGACCAGTCTCCCCAGCGCTGACTGGCTCGCATCAGATTCGCCCAGTTTCTCCATGGCGAACTCATCGACCGCGATCAGGAAGCGTTCGAACGTGACGCCTTGGGGCTCCTGAAGGCGTCGTTTGAACTTGATGTCGTCGCCGTGGACCAGAGCGTGCGCACTGTTGGCAACCCAAAGTCGTTCGGCGGGCGTCAGTTGTTTTACTGGCGCTCCCGTCAGAGGCAACACCTTTGCTGCTGCGTTCATGGTCGTCTCCAGGGGCTGGGTTATGCGGTTAGCAAGGTAAGTGCCGCCTGGTGGTCGGCGACGTCTTTCTGATGAGCTTTGCGCCATGCGATCTGCAATTTCAAAAGATGAATTTCGCCTGACTTGGTGGTTTTGAAATACTCGCCAGAGTCGTCTGTCCCACACAGGTGAATGTCGCCTTTCTCTACGAGAGCCTGAACCGTCCTGTGCAGGTCTGAATCGATCTTCTCTTCGTTCGGGCCTACGTGGAGCGCGCTTTTCTGGTTGGCGAAATACAGGACCTTTTCAACTGTGTATTTGGTTCGAGCCATGAGCTTCATGCTCCTTGATCAGTGAACCCCTTCGACTGAACACTCAAGAACGGCTAGAGGCCATACAGGCACCGGAGAGGGTTCAGTCGGAGAGGTTCGAGGTTTGGGAGGCGGGGGCAGATGGCCGGGCGCGAATCCGGCGAGAGCGGAGCCTTTCGGCACGACCGCTCGGAGGAGCAACCAGCCAAAGCTGGTGCCTTTTAACCGCGTTTCTCCAGGGCCGCCGAAGCGTTCAACCCAGCTTTCAACGCCGCATCTGCTTTGCTGGTTACGTCTCCAGCGCGGACTTGCACCGCCGTGTTGATTCCCAAGGGTTGACGCAGGGGGCCGCTTTCGCGGTGTGTACTCATCCGCATCGGGGTGTGATCTACGCGAGGTCGTCACCTCTGGCTTTGCCTGCCGCCGCGCTGTGTCGACGGTGCTCAGTGGCTCGCCTGATTACGAGTCAGGTGCCTTGCTCCGCTGCAGATCACACTCCGATGCAGCCTGGCGCTATGACAGGGATCGGGCAGTTTCCGTCAGGCTGACGCTGGCGCTGGCTGTTCAGTCTTCTTCTGCAGCCTCAATCATCTTTTCGATGTCGGCGGCGACCGGTTTTTTCCAGTTTTTGATCTGGCCTGTCTCCAGGTCGATGTTCAGCATCAGATAGTCTCCGAAATGCTCACCCGGGAAGAAGTCCGGTACGTAGCCGTCATAGCTGCCAACTTCTTCCCCCTGGGCGTCTTTCAGGGCTGCGGCGAAGCCATCGCAGACCTTGATGTGCAGGTGCAGCTCAGTCACATCGACCTGCACCGTTTTCTGCTGATTGATTTGCATACTGCTGTCTCCGGTTGATTTCCCATCTGGCCCTGTCGCCAAGGCCAATCGGTGAAATCCCGGCCTCGCTACTGGCGACAGGCCGGGGTACTACGTCAGCGGTGTGGTTGCTTCTGGTTCCTAATCCCCGCTCACTGATTGCAGGTTTCGGCATCGTGGCGTGGCTGCGGGCTTCCCTGTTCACATCAGCTCGATCAGCGTTGCTGTTGTGGTCGTCGGGCATATACAACATGCGACGTGCAGCCCTGTGCCTGGTTGAGTTTTAAGGCACATCGCATGAGGTCCGGCGCTCCTCATAGCCGAAGCTCGGAGCGCTAATTCAAATCGGTGTCTCTCCCTTCTGCCGCTGGGATTCGCGGGGCGCATTGCTTGCCAGGTCATTCACTCGGTCAAGGCGTTTCACCATCGTCAGCCGTACAGGGTTATCCCTGTCGTGGGCAGCCTTTCGGGGCTGTCTGATCGCCGGTCGCCGGTAGAGGCAATGCGGTCTGTTGTTTGTTGCGCAGGCTGTTAAAGAGCGGATCGATCCGCTGGGCCTTTTGAGGGGCTGTTTCGCGTCTCGATGAGCAGATAATACCGGCGGTATTTTTATCGGTCAATACCTCCGGTCATGTATTTTCTCAATTCCACAAAAAGGGCGCTCAGGGGCGGGCCAGGTCAGATCAGCAAGGATTGGCTGCGCAAAGGATAGGAGGTCATGTGAGGCAAATTAGGCATAACGCCAGCACTGTCCAATATCCCGACTACACTCGGCGGAACGTAGGCCTCAGGAATTTTCCTAGCTTGCAACCAGGACGGACCGAATGAATTCCCAAATGGATCTGAGGCCTTGCATAGAGGCAGCGTTTTTGCCAATGAAGTGCGTATGCGTGATCGCGCCTGACGCGTCAATGACGATTCAGGTATTCGACACGAACACAGAGGCGGAAGAGTTCACCGTCACAGGCATCGATACTGCTGCACTGGTGACGATCCGGGACATCGTCGGGCTCGTACTCGAGGTGAAAGGGGAGATGAGGCTGAGGAGGCTTGCGTCTGATCGGCAGCAGAGGGCGTGCAAGGAGTAGAACGAAAAAGCCCGGCGCTGGGCCGGGCTCTTAATACTGCTAATAATCGAAATGCTTACTTTCTTGAAAAGCAAAAATCCTTGCTGGAATTTTCGCTAAGCACGTCATAGACAAAGTGTGTCTTTACTCCAAATGCGCGCGCCGCGTCAGGAATCTGAATTTTGTTTTTCCTGTCAGGGTTGCTCAGCTCATGCGTTATAATCTCGTAACCGTAAGCCATGGCAACGGCTATAAGAAAAGCGTCTGCTATGTCGCTACGGGCAAACTCTTTTTTTGCTGCATCTTTGAAGTGAGTGCTTTCGGCTGTCCATTGCATCACCTCTCTATATTTCAAGATTACTCGCGCGTCAGTGTCGTCGGGGATGAAGAAAGTATCTGGTAACTCAGCCATCCATAACTTAACTGGGTCATCGTCCTTGCCCTTGATTAGCTCATTCTTAACTTTTTGAATAGAGCATAGCATACCATCGCCGTGAGCTTGTTTAACCCAGCTCCAGAAATGACTGCAGAATTCAAACCTATAGTGAAGATTCTTGGCCTGCAAAAATATATTCGAATCGATTAAGTATTTATGCATGAGAACGGATATTCTTCTTGTACAGGTTTGTGACAGTATTTGGAGTGATGTTTAAAAGCCTTGCGGCATCACGCATCAAAATACTACCTTCCATGGCGCTTTTTACTAAAGCATTAGTGACTTTCTTGCTGTTCCTTACAGGGATCGTGGCATAAGGATTTCCCCCAGAGCCGCCAGCCTTGTAGCTAAGGGCATACAGCTTAGAGTATTGCTCTTTAGATATTTTACCGAGCTCATAAGCTCGTCTGCCTACGACCAGCTTGCTAACCTTGAAGTGCCTACTTGCACGATCAATAGAGTCGCTCTCGTTTTCTTTCCACAAAGATAGAAACTCACTGACAGGCACAAGGAGCTCGGCGGCGACACTGTTACAAAAGCTCTCGACATTGCGCCCTGGGGAAAAATCCCTAGGAGAGGGGATGTCGGATACTCCACTTTCGCCAAGCCATAGATGCGCGACTTCATGCGCTAGTGTAAATATCCAAGCGGCCTCAGCATCTTTTCCGTTGATGAAAACTGCAGGTGCATAATCATCACATATTGCAAAGCCTCTAAACTCAGACACAGAAAGCCCACGCTTAGAATTGCTTTTTACGATGCTGTTCTTGAATACGAGAATTCCTATAGCTTCGAATCGTTCAGAGAGCGCCCTGAAATATTCGGCCTGAGTAGCACAAGATTTCTTGAGGCCCTGATCAATTCCTGCGGATATAGCAATGTCGCTAGCAACCGATTCTGCATCGGCGGATAAGTCAAATTTACCAATAAATGGTAAAGGATCAGCGCCTATATCGTTCAGGTAATCAAGATACCAATTCTGTTTTTCAATAACGTCTTCCAGCACCGCAAAAAAATCCGGGCCCAGAGGATCTGCAGAGGCAACCTGCCTCATATCTGGTAGCTTCGGTTTAGCAATGGATGGAGGCGCTTCTAGTAACAGATAGCCGAAAGGCGTTTGCGTGACATGGGCATATTTCTCAAGCTGCCTGACGGTCAGGTTGCCCGCTAAAATCTGATCAATACCCTTGCCAGAGGCGATGACAGAAGCAACGTCCTCAAGGGTTTTGCCAACTTGACCTGCTGCCCAGTCCAGTAGGTCGATAGAGATTTTCAGCGTTTCCATAATTTCTTTTTCATCGATTGTCCATTCGAATTATGAGCCCCACAGGCTCCGGTGTCAGCGACGTTTTGAGTGTGGTTTCACTTCCACTGGTCGTTTTCACAAGATTACCAACTCACTTTCGCACCAATCATCACGATTGGCGAATAATTCGCCGTCCGTTAACCCTGCCGCACCAGCTAATCTGCCCCTTCACGCCCAACACGCCCAGCCTTCACCCGCATACAAGCCAGCTAGTCATCGTCAGCATGGAACACGGCGGAAATCTTCAGTTCGGCCTCTGCTCTGGCTTACGTCGTGATCTGACACGCTCAGTCGCTATAAGTAGCGGTTAAAATCGCAAGCTCAAGCGTCACTACTATTATGCATACGATGACGAAGCCAGGCGAAAATACTCGCTTGCGACTGGGAGGGCCGGGCCATACCGTCATGAATTGTCCGATCGCCGCGAGCAGATCAAAAAGCGTCGACATCAACGCTAACCGGACAGAGAGACTGTCATAAGTCTCCGCCACGCCAGATAACTCGACCAATAATCTGGTGTTCGTTAGCCTCGCCTTGCAAGATAAAACGATCCGGGTATGCCTCTTTATCGACGTTGTCGCTACGCAATATCCATTCGTGAAGCGGGGCGCGCAGCAGACGCTTGACCAGCGTTCCATCCGTAACGCTCTCAATCACGAACACACCATTGTCTACAGGCTCAATCTGAGAGCTGTCGACGAGAAGAACGTCTTTGTCGCTGATCGTTGGCCACATGCTTTCCCCGTGAGCGTAAATGACGCGCAGATTTCTGGGCTGTAAGCCTTTCGATGCAAGCCACTCTTTTTTGAATGCAAGGGTGCTGCTTATCTCTACATGCGGGTTGTCATGGCCTGCGCCCGCTGCAGCCCGCGCTGTGTACTGAGGGACGAATGAGTAGCTGCTGTCTAGATCTATTTCTGGTTCACAGCCACTCGGAATGGGTGTGGCCAACTGACTGGCAGGGCCCCTCATTTCGGAGGCTTTCACTTGCCCATGCTCATCCAGCATCGCCAGATTCTGCAGGTCCCTCGATAAAGTGGGACTTATATCGGAAACTCGCACGCCAAGCACTTTCGCGAAGACTGCTGCGGACCGGAGATTTAACGCAGTCCTCCGATTCATGAAGTGGCTTATGGCTCCTTGAGTCACGCCATCACCCAGCGCCTCAGCCATTTTTTCCTGAGTTATTTTGAGCGGCCCGCGCTTCTCCTGAAAAAGCTTTTTCAGGCGGTCACTGTCTTCTATCTGCCAGTCGGCAAGCGGCAAGCGCCGTGATTCTTTTTTCATTTCAGAATCTTAATACCTGCGGTAATCGCGCCACCAATATCGCCGGTATTGACTTAAAACAATACCGGCGGTCATAATCGGATCGAATATTTACGTACAGGACGCCGCTATGCGCCGTATTCCGCTTACAGAATTTGCGAAAGAGCACGGCCACACCAAGGCCGCCCAGATGCTCGGTTGTACACAAGGCGCCTTGAGCAAGGCGATTCGTGTGGGTCGAGATGTGTTCGTGATCCTTGAAGATGACGGCAGCTTGTCGGCCCAAGAGCATCGTCCGTTCCCTTCACAAAAATCAGCCGCTTAAACCCATTCATCAGCTACGCGCCATTTGGCTATATGGCTGATGAAGACGCCGCTGGTCCGCCGTGGCAATGAACAAATATTGCTCTGTCTCAAAGCCATGCACTACGGAAACAGAATCGAGGTTTTACGAATGGAAAATTTCTTGCGGTCCTGCCAGAGCGCCGTCCTTGAAAACGAGGCCAAAAGCTTGGCAGCGAAAATGGGGGTGGCTCATGTGAGCCTCCTGCAGCGAGCCAACCCAGACAACGATGCTCATCACCTGACCATCGAGCACCTGTTCGGGATTCTGCTGCACACGAATGATCTGCGACCGTTGAAAGCACTTGCTGACGACTTCGGTTGCGACGTCGTTGCGCGCCAGCGGCCAGCGCCGAAACCACTCCTCGCTGCCTTGGCGCATCTCGCCGCCGAGTCGGGTGACGTAAAGCGCCTGGTCTACGACGCCACCATCGACAACCACATCAGCCAGCACGAAAAAGCCCAAGGCGACAAAGCCATTCAAGAAGCGATCGACGCGCTTCAAGTGCTTCGCGAATCGCTGAAGGCTGCCTGATGAGCCGGACCAAAAAGGTCGGGAAGTCCTGATATGCAGTACACCGTCACGATAAACCAGGTGAAGGCGTTGGAGTGGGGGCTGAATTCCCAGCAGGCCCTGCTGTTTGCCTTCGTCTACGGCTGTCCCAGTTGGACCAAGCCAATCAAGACCGATGGCGGGATTTTCTTTGCGCTGAGCAAGGCGAAGATCATCGAGGAGCTTCCGCTACTCACTGACAAGCCTGATACCGCTTACCGCATGCTGAAGGCTCTGGAGGAGGCCGGTTTGATTGAGCTACGCACCGAATGCTTTCGGCTCACCGAAAAAGGCTGTGAGTGGAACCCGAATCGCATGGGCTACGCCACCGCTTATCAACCTGCAGTTCTTCCGCCTCGGCGTAGGACAAAAAAGAAGCCGATTCCTTCCGGTCTGCGTGCGCAGGTCTTCGAGCGTGATGGTTATGTGTGCTTGCGCTGCGGCTGCGCGGCGCGTTTTCGCCTGAGGGCCGACCACGTTATTCCTGAAAGCCGGGGCGGCGAAGCTTCGATGGCGAACCTTCAAACCCTCTGCATGTCCTGCAACAGCTGGAAAGGCGTGCAGACGATTGATTTCCGCGCTTCCTCTGGAGGTGCAGCATGAGCATGACACTCATGGTCACCGCGATGAAGCTTCGCGTGGGCAACCCATTACGTAAGCTGGTACTGATCAAACTTGCCGACAACGCCAGCGACATAGGCGAGTGCTGGCCGTCTTACCAGCACATTGCTGACCAGTGTGAGATCAGCAAGCGCTCTGTCATGAATCACATCACTGCTCTGTGTGAGGCGGGACTGTTGCGCAAGGAAATCCGTAAGGGTGGACCGAAGGGTAACTCTTCAAACGTCTACTTCCTGACTCTTGATGGTGGTGCACCTCCTGCACCAGGGGTAGTGCAGGAGATTCACCAGGGTGGTGCAGCAGATGCACCCCCTAGTGAATCTGCTGCACTAGGGGGTAGTGCAGGAGCTGCACCCAGAATCAGTCACTCTTCTGAACCAGTCATAGAACCGGTCATTGAACCAATTACGCCCCAGGCTTCCGCTGAGGTCGTGACGGGGCAGGTCGTGCCATTCCAGCCACCACGGGTTGAGATTCCCGCCGATATGCCTGGGCCGAAAGATCGAACCTGCAAAACCTTCAAGGTCTGGGCGAACTACGCCATGGCCTACCGCAAGCGTTACAGCGCCTGGCCGGTGTGGAACGCCAAGGTCGGCGGCCAGCTCGGCCAACTGGTCGACCGTCTCGGCGCTGATGTCGCTCACCACGTCGCTGCCCACTTCCTGAAAACCAGCGATGCCGCCGTTCTGCGCAAATGCCACAGCCTCAACGAGCTGCTGGCAAACGCAGAGAGTTATCACACCCAGTGGGTAACCGGTCAACGCGTCAACGGCACAACTGCGCGCCAGATGGAAAGGACCGAGGCGAATCTATCCGCAGCGGAGCAGGCCGCCCAGATGGTTCTGGCCAAACGCCAAACAGGTGACCGCAATGAATACCTCTGAAATGAACGATCAGCAGGTCGCAGGACTGGCGGCCGCCATCTGCGCAACCGCTGAAGCCATGGGTCAGGAAATGAATCCCGGCACGGCAGCGATCATGGCTGAAGACCTGTGTGCTTACACGGTGCCTGTAGTCAAAGCCGCGCTGAAGGCCTGCCGTTTCGAAGTGAAGGGAAAGCTGGCCATGGCCGACATCCTCCAGCGCGTCCAGTCTTCCGACGGTCGCCCGGGCAAGGACGAGGCATGGGCCATCGCCATGACCACCAACGACGAGTACGAGACGGTGGTGGTCACCGATGAGATCCAGTTGGCTCTGGCTGCCGCAAAACCCGTCCTGGATGCCGGAGACAAGATCGGCGCGCGCATGGCGTTCATCAGCGCCTACGAGCGACTGGTGGCTCAGGCTCGCAACGACCAAAAAGGCGTCAACTGGCAAGTTTCCATCGGCTTCGACCCCAATCGGCGTGTCGAGGCGATCACCAAGGCAGTGCAGATGCAGCGCATCCCGCAAGAGCGCGGGCAGGTGTACCTGGCCGATTTGAACGTGGTGCCCGTCGCGCAGAACGGCCAGGCCATTGCTGGCTTGCTGACCGGACAAGTCGCCAAGCCAAGCCCGGACGTTCTCGAAAAGCTTCAGGCGGTGAGAGCCAGCATGCGCGAAATGAGCAAGGCCTCGGCCAAGCGCAGGCACGAATTGAAGATCAAGGCCGCCAATGATTTGGCCGACCGCCTCGCGCTGCTCCACCAGCAGGCTGAGGAATTGAAATTGGAGAGGGCGGGCGATGAGTAACGACGAGAAACGAGGTGAGCTGCTAGCAGCATTTGAGGCACACAAGAGCCGGATCGCAGCAGCCATGATCGGCGGCGGTGAAGGGGCTCGCGTCCGCCAAGCGCTTGAGCGAGTCAGCGTTTCTGATTTTGAAGCCGGCTGGCAGGCCTCCCGCGAGGGGCTGGTGATTGAGTTGCCCGAGCACTACCAGTACGACAACCCCGGCGAGGCTTTCCATGCCATCAAAGATTGCCGCGAAGCCATCGAAGCCGCTGGCGTGAAGGTGACGCAATGATTCTTACCTGGGAGCAACTTAGAAACCTGCTCAACACTGCCACGATTCTGCCAAATGGGCGCGGCGGGTATTCGTTCTTGGAGGCGCGTCATGACTGAGTTCGCCATTCGCAGTACTCAGGACCTCAATCGCCTGTACGGCGCACTGCACGCCATCGACCTTACCAAGCCGAAGGTAGTGGTCATCAAGGACGAGAAACGTCCTGACGTCCTCAACCGCAAGATGTGGGCAATGCTCCGCGACGTATCCGAGCAGGTCGAGTGGTACGGCAAGAAGCTCACCAGCGAGGACTGGAAGTGCCTGTTCAGTGCCTCCGTCGAGAAGCAGCGCGCAGAGCCAGGGCTCGATGGCGGATTCGTCGTTATGGCCACCTCGACCCGCAAGCAGTCGGCCAAGTGGTTCAGCGATTTGTTCGAGGTCATCCACGCGTTTGGCGCTGAGCGCGGCGTCCGCTGGACCGAGGCGGACAGGTGGGGAGGGCGTTACTGATGCTCAAGACCATCAAGGAGCGCAAAAAGAAGACCTGCGACAATCCGGCCTGCGATATCCAGTTTGTGCCTGCTCAACTCGGTCAGAAAGTCTGTGGCTGGGCATGCGGCCTGGCCATCGCTCCGGCGAATCAGGATCGTGCGCGCAAGGCTATTGCGCAGCGCGAGCGATCTGAGCTCAAAGCCCGCAAGGAGAAGCTGAAGTCCCGCAGCGACCACATGAAGGATACCCAACAAGCTTTCAACGAGTGGGTCCGTCATCGCGACATGGGCGAGCCATGCGTGAGCTGCGGACGGCATCACAACGGCCAGTGGCACGCCGGGCACTACCGTTCCGTCGGTGGACACCCGGCCCTCAGATTCGAACCGCTCAACGTATGGCGACAGTGCGCGCCGTGCAACACGCACAAGTCTGGAGACCTGGTGAATTACCGGGCGGAGCTGGTGCGCCGCATAGGCATCGTCAACGTGGAATGGCTCGAAGGCCCTCATGAGCCGCAGAAGTACACCGTCGAAGAATTGAAAGCCCTCACAGCCAAGTACCGGGCGATGACCAGAGAATTGAAGAAAGGAGAAGCGGCATGATGTATCGGAACGTTGTAGCAGCAGTGGTCCGGGCTCTGGCCGCGGAAACCATCAACTCGGCTGGCGGGTGTGATTTCGAGCCCAAGGTTCAATGCGCCAAGCAGAAAGGCGAGATCGTCGGAAAAGAGGAAGCATTTCTGACCGACTGCTGGGTTTTTGGACGTCTGCACAAGTCGTTATGCCCTGAGCACTGGCGAGCGCTGGTGGCGAAGTTCTCCACACACGACGAGCGCAAGCATGCCGCTATCCTTGAGCTGATCAAGGTCGTCCGTTCTCCGGCCACCCAGCGGTTTCGTGAGTGCGCGGTGCTGACTTGGGCAATCCCGCAGGTAGCAGGCATCGAGGGGAAGCGATCATTTGCAGTATTGCCTGCAGGCTGGTACGACATCACGAACTGGGATAATGACGGCAAGCCAGAATCGACACGCTATCGATGGCGTGCAGGTATCCGCAAGTCCTTAGATAATCAGGTCAATGAGGCGCTGATGGCTGCTCAAGAAATCATTGGCGCAGAGGGTCTGTTAGAAATTTGCGCGGCATAGCGAAAAGCCATTGCAAATAATAAGAAAGTGAGAGAGTATTCGCACATCGTATCGATCTTGCGCGTTCCGAAGTCGATAAAAGTTTCGAGGAGTGTCGGGTTCGAGACCCGCGGCTATGCAAGCTACCCAGATGGCAATTCTTTTCGTTCTAACGGTCTTAATGGCCTGCGTTCCAGCTTCACTAGAACTGCTGTTCGTAATCAACACTAAATTACCTGGGGGTAGCAATATGGTGACAGAAATTTCTAAACTACTAGTTTCACCTGTAGCAATGACAATCTCAGCCATCTGGTGTAGCTGTTTGGCGGCAGGTCGCCTACCTCGCTTCATCTGAGGAGTTTCCTCTGCATTTAACCCGGCCCTCGCGCCGGGTTTTTGCATTTTCGGCTCCTCCGCACCCATCGCTTCGAGCGGGGAATGCAGAAGGGACTGATTCATTTCTGGGTCATATAAGGCCCTCATAAAACCCTCGTGCAGCTCCTGCACTTTGCCCGCCCCCTGTCGGGCCTTTTATTCCAGAGGTAAAGATGGACCCAACCGACCTCGGCCCAGGCACAGCTACCTGGCTGGGCGGTACGGGCACAATCCTGCTGGGTGGCTTCCTGTGGTTGAGGAAATTCCTCTCCAGGGATGCGACCGACCGCGCCATGGACAATGCCGACATTGGCACAGTCCGCAGGCTGAATGAACTGCTTGACTCTGAACGCCTGGCGCGCAAAGAGGCTGAGGCGCGGGCGGACCAGTTCGCCAAAGAACGCAACGAGCTGGCTGCCGCCGTGGGCCGGATGGAAGGGAAGATCGAAGCCTTGACCAGCCAGGTGGCCCAGCTCACTGACAAGGTCACTACCCAAAGCGCTGAGATCGCTCGTCTGCGCGCGCAGCTCGGAGGTATCAACTGATGGAGAGATGCGTAAGAGACTTCATCGCCCGGCGCTGGTGGCGTCGACTCGAAGTGTGGGTGATTGCCTCGCTGCTGGTAACCGGCTCCTTCGCGCTGGGCTTCGGTGCGTCGCAATGGTCGCTTGCCAGTTGGTACAGCGCTCAAGTCGCCGAAGTTCGCCGGGGTTATGACGAGGCCACGGTGCAGCGCGACATGCGGCTGAACAAGCTGGCCAAGACCGCGACCGATGCAGCCGGGAAAGTTGAGGACGCAGCCGGCAAGGCCACCAAGGCGGCAGAGACGGCCAGCAAGGCAGCAGACAAGATCAACGAGGCGGTAGAGCGGCAGACGCCTTAATACTCAAATGTTTCAAATATTGCCTATATTCGACGTGAAAAGAGCTTTCATCATCTAACCCCCATACACGTATCGTACACATTTCTGGTTCTTTCGAGGTTATCCAGTATCTCCTGACGTCGGCTACCTACGGGCGCGAACACATCCGCAAAGGACAACCTACTTTCCAACTCCGTGATTTCCTTCTTATAGGGCAAGCAACGTTTATCAGATGCTACCAAAGCTTTATAGGTATCTGCTTCGTGTCTAAAGTTGAGCGCATCCTGGTTCGCGGAAGCCAACTGCTTACCTGCCTCATTGAAACTGACTTCCTTTTTGGCGAGATCTATCTCTCGTAGCCGTAGTGAATCGGTAAGTTGTTTGTTGTCCGTACGGGCAGCATCGAGGTCCTTCCTGACCTCTGCCAACGAGTCGTTGAGATGCCTGACATCGCTCCGAAGCTGACCACGCTCTTCGACAACAGTAAGCGCGTAAATCGATAGAGTTATTAAAGCAGCAAACCATGTACCGTCTTTCAGCAGCCCCCAGCGGGACGTCTTGGAGGGCCTAATATCGTCATTTGGTTGAGGATGCATATTTTTGTTCCCGAAGTTGCTATCTGGCCCATGAACCTATCATCCAAGAACATATGGCGGAAGTCATGAACCGGCCCACGCCTCCAGTACTGCTGCTTGAGCTTTCGGATCTGTCAGACTTCAGCATTCGCTTGGCCCCTGCATCTGATGTATGGGAGTGGATACAGGCCGAGATCCTCGCCGACACCGGCAGCATCCATAACGAAGACCATGCCCATCTGATCGACGCTGACATCCGTGTGATGTGGGCATCGTCCAGTTTCGAAAAGCAGGGCCGCCGAGTACTGGGTCAAGCTGAGCAAGTCGCCTTCCGAGCAGGTGGGTGGCAGAAGGCTCGGATGGAGCAGCAGATGCGTGACTGGTTCGGCGAAATCCCGGACTTCATCATTACCCTTGCTGCTGACTACTGTGCCACCTGTAGCGATGCTGACTTCTGCGCGCTAGTCGAGCATGAGCTTTACCACCTGGCGCAAGCGACGGATCAATACGGCCAACCTGCCTTCACCAAAGAGGGTGCACCCAAGCTGAAGCTGCAAGGTCACGACGTCGAAGAGTTCGTCGGTGTGGTCCGTCGTTATGGGGCAAGCCCAGACGTTCAGCGACTGGTTGACGCTGCAAACAAGCCTGCTGAGGTACGTACATTGAATATATCGAGGGCCTGCGGAACCTGTCTGCTCAAGTCGGCCTGAAATTTGACAGGCATTAGACGGAATCCAACCTATGGCAGCCCTGAAGCATGAGGTGAAGAGCTTCATCGTTCAGGCGTTGGCTTGCTTCGACACTCCCTCGCAAGTCGTAGAGCAGGTCAAACAAGAATTCAGCATTGAGATATCCCGCCAGCAGTGTGAGTCGCACGACCCAACCAAGCGTGCCGGGGCAACCCTTGCGGCCAGATGGGTGACGCTGTTTCACGACACACGCAAGCGTTTCCGAGAAGACACGGCAGAGATTCCGATCGCCAACCGGGCCTATCGGCTTCGCGCCCTCGGCAGGATCGTTGAGAAGGCCGAAGGTATGCGCAACCTTGCGCTGGCCCTCCAGGTGCTGGAACAGGCCGCCAAAGAATCCGGCGATATGTACGTCAACCGCCACCGCAAGGATGAGCCGGGAGACGAGCCAGCAATTCCTACTCGCATCCAGGTCGATGTAGTGGACGCGAGGAAGCCTGATGCCGAGCCTTAACGTTCCGCAATCGAAATTTCTCCTGTTGCCTCACAAGTTCCGCGCATTCGTTGCCGGGTTCGGCTCTGGAAAAACCTGGGTCGGCTGCTCGGCGCTGAGCAGGCACTTCATGGAATGGCCGGGTGTCAACGCCGGCTACTTCGCTCCGACTTACCCGCAGATCCGGGACATCTTCTATCCGACGATGGAAGAGGTGGCCTCCGACTGGGGGCTGAAGACAAAGATCAACCAGGCGAACCATGAGGTTCACATCTACAGCGGTCGGCAGTATCGCGGCACCGTGATCTGTCGCTCAATGGAGAAGCCACAGACCATTGTTGGCTTCAAGGTCGGGCACGCCCTGGTCGATGAGCTGGACGTTCTGACCTCAATCAAGGCGCAGCAGGCCTGGCGCAAGATCATCGCGCGAATGCGTTACAACCTGCCCGGGCTGAAGAACGGCGTGGATGTCACCACGACACCGGAAGGCTTCAAGTTCGTCTTCCTGCAGTTCGTGAAGCAGCTGCGCGACAAGCCGGCGCTCAAGGAGATGTATGGGCTCATCCAGGCCAGCACCTTTGACAACGAGCTGAACCTGCCGGACGACTACATCCCTTCGCTGATGGAGTCGTACCCAGAGCAATTGATCAGGGCGTACCTGAACGGCCAATTCGTCAACCTGACGTCTGGGTCGATCTATCACGCTTATGACCGAAAACTGAACCAGTGCTTCGACACAGTGCAGGTCGGTGAGCCTCTGTTCATCGGCATGGACTTCAACGTCGGCAAGATGGCAGCGATCACGCATGTGAAGCGGGAAAAGGGCCTGCCCCGAGCCGTGGACGAGTTCATGGATGGCTACGACACGCCCGACATGATCCGACGCATCAAGGAACGCTACTGGCGCCACGATGGCGACAAATACATCAAGACCTGCGAAGTCAGGGTTTACCCAGACGCCTCTGGCGACTCGCGCAAGTCAGTCAATGCCAGCGTCACGGATATCGCCATGCTCAAGCAGGCAGGCTTCACAGTGATCGCCCCTGCGGCCAACCCTCCGGTGAAGGATCGAATCAACGCCATGAACGCGATGTTTTGCAACGCGCAGGGCGAGCGCCGATACCTGGTCAACCCTTTCACCTGCCCGACATATGCCGATGGCCTTGAGCAGCAGGTCTGGGCGGCCAACGGTGAACCCGACAAATCACAAGGCAATGACCACGCGAACGATGGCGGCGGTTATTTCATCCACCGCGAGTACCCGATCATAAAACCGGTCACCTCTCTAGCCCTGGGATACGCCCGATGAACAACGACGTTTCCTTCAAACGGCCCGAATACATCGAGGCTTTGGATCGCTGGCTTACTGTGCGCGACGTCTGTGCTGGCCAGCACCGTGTTGTTGACCGGCTGCCTTACATCAACCGACACGACAAGTCAGAAGAGAACGTCGAGCGCAACAACGCGTACCGCGAGCGCGCGGTGTTCAAGAACGCCACCGGCCACACCCGAAACGGGCTGATTGGTTTGGCGTTCCACAAAGACCCAACTCTGACGATCCCGAAGAACCTCGAATACCTGCAGGACAATGCCAATGGCGCAGGCGTGAGCATCTATCAGCAGTCGCAAGGCTCGCTTGAGAAGGTCTTGGAAGCCGGTCGTCATGGTCTTTTTGTGGACTTCCACGAAGACAGCGGTATCGGTGGGCATTCGGTCATCCTCACTTACACGGCTGAGGACGTCATCAACTGGCGCACCGGCATGGTGGACGGCCACAACGTCCTGACCATGGTCGTCCTGCGTGAGATGAACGAAGAGGCGGATGGGTTTGGGCTGAAGTGCACTGAGCAGTTTCGTGAGCTGGCCCTGGACGAGGCTGGACTGTACGTCTGTCGCGTCTGGCGTCGTAAAGGCCCGCGCGGCGGTGGCCCTCTCGAGGTAGTGGAAGAGTACATGCCAGTCGGGAAGGGCGGACGTCTCAAGGAGATCCCTTTCACGTTCATCGGCGCCCAGAACAACGACCCAAGCATTGACGAGTCGCCGCTGTACGACATCGCGATGATCAACCTCGGGCATTACCGGAACAGCGCGGACTACGAGGACAGCGTGTTCTGGTGTGGCCAGGCTCAGCCGTGGATCAGCGGCGTCGACGATCAATGGCTCGAGATGGCACGCAAAGAAGGCGTTTACGTCGGCTCCCGCGCTCCGATCCCCGTGCCAGCCGGCGAAACCTTTGCTTTTGCCCAACCCCAGCCAAACACACTGGTGAAAGAGGCGATGGCCGACAAGAACCAGATGATGATCGAGCTGGGCGCGCGCATGGTTGTGTCGTCGATGACGGCCAAGACGGCTACAGAGTCGAGAGGCGACCAGTCGGCGTCCACGTCGGTGCTCGCGATATGCGTATCCAACGTCAACGAGGCCTACACCCGGGCGCTGGGTTGGTGCGCTCAGTTTCTGGGTGTCACCGGCAAGACCGCTTACTTGGTCAACCAGGAGTTCGTCGAGCTCAGTGCTGACCCCCAGATGATCACCGCGCTTGTTCAGCTATGGCAGAGCGGCGGATTCGCCAAAGCCGATCTGCGCGGGTACCTGCGCAAGTTGGGGCTGATCGCACCGGAGCGAACCGACAAGCAGATAGACGGCGAGCTTCAGGAACAGACCGACAACCTCGGCCTGGATGATGACGAGGACTTAAACGATGGCCGTCAACCAAGCGGTACTTGATGCCACGATTCGGCACTCGGTGTTTCTGGAGCAACTGAAGGCTGGAGAGGTCGAGAAATTCGCTCCTTTTCTCAAGGAGATCGACCGGGCGGTGCGCGAGCAGCTCACCAATGCCGACTTGAGCGAGTACAACATCAAGCGGCTGAACCAGCTGCTCGACGAGGTCGACAGCCTTCTGCTCGGCATCTTCGACCGCTATACCACAACGCTGAATCTTGATCTGATCGACCTGGCCAACTACGAGGCTCAGTTCGAAGCGACGGCGCTATCCCGGTCCGCGCCTGTCGGCGTCACCTTTGATGCAGTGGTCCCGCCAGCACGCGCTATCCGCTCGGCGGTGCTAAACAACCCGCTCAGCGTGCGCGACAACGGCGGCGGCAAGCTGTTGGAGCCGTTCATCAAGGACTGGGCAACTACCGAGCGCGAGCGCGTCAGTGGTGCAATTAGGCAGGGATTCTTCGAAGGGCAGACGAACTTTCAGGTCATCCGCAAGATTCGCGGTACCAAGGCTGCGGGATACAGTGACGGAATACTGGCAACGACCAAGCGCAATGCCAGTGCAGTCGTGCATACGGCTGTACAACACGTCGCCTCGCAGGCTCGTATGGAGACCATCAAGGCCAATCCAGATGTAGTCGCCGAGATTGAGATCGTCGCCACGCTCGACAGCAAGACAACCCAGACCTGCAGGTCATTGGATAAACGTCGATTTCCAGTCGATTCCGGGCCGCGTCCACCGTTTCACATCAGGTGCCGAACGACCTTTGTCCCTGTGACCAAATGGACAAAGCTCCTCAGCGAGGATGCTACTCGCGCCTCAGTGGGGCCGAACGGCGGAGGCCAGGTGGCGGCCGATCTGAGCTATTACGATTGGCTCAAGCTCCAGCCGACAGCGTTTCAGGACCAGGCGCTTGGCCCTACTCGCGCCAAGCTGTTCCGTGATGGCGGGCTGACGCTTGAGCGCTTCTCTGAGCTGCAGCTCGACCGCAACTTCAAGCCGCTGACGTTGGACCAGATGAAAAAGCTTGAACCGCTGGCTTTCGAGCGTGCCGGCTTAATCTAGCCAGATTTGCTCGCTTGGGCTGGGCCACTTCGACATATGTTTTTTCAAGCACTGGGAACTTGAAACCTCACACGATTGCCTTCATGTTGTTTAGGTCATCATTACGGAATTAACAAAATGAAGTTCGGACAAGAAAAGCTTCAGGCCACACCGGAGCAATTGCAAAGACTTATTCGACTCCACAATATGCGTGGCAACTTCAGCATGTCCGATCCTGATCGCAAGGAGCTATTTACGCGACTCGCTGCCAGCGAACGTCAGGAGTATTATGGAATCGTTTCTGAGGTATTCGAGCGGCATGAAGATTCAAAAATCTTCTCAGTAGGGGCTTTGGTGAAGATTTTTGCCATACCGCCTGCACATGTTTTTGAAGCCTCTCATCGATTAATTAAAGACCTGCAATACCTTTACGGATATGTAGCGATCGTTTCTGGTGCCGGAATTTTTGGCGCAGATATCTATTTTATTGATCATGGCCCGCTCAAGCTCGCTGCCGCTGCTGAAGAGCTTTCAAAGCTGAATATTCTCAAGTAGTCCAACAGCTACAGAACAAACCTCGGCAAACGCCGGGGTTTTTTTATGCCCGCGAAGCGGGTATCTCAAACCCAAGGGGTGCATCACCGTGGCAGAAGAAACCGAAATCGACCTGGAAAACCCGGCAATCAAGGCCGCTATCGCGACTGCCGTTGAAGCATCCGTTTCGGGTCTGAAAACCAAAAATACCGAGCTGCTGGGGAAGTTGAAAGACACCTCCACCAAGCTGACTCAGTTTGAAACCCAGTTTGAAGGCATCGACATCGACGCCGTCAAAGGGCTGCTGAGCCGCGCCGGTCAGGACGAAGAAACCAAGCTGCTTACAGAGGGCAAGGTGGACGAGGTGTTCAACAAGCGCACCGAGCGTCTGCGAGGCGACTATGACAAGCAGTTGAAGGCAATCAGCGAGCGCGCGACGAAGGCTGAAACATTCGCCGCCAAGTTTCAGGGCAAGGTCCTGGGCGACTCGGTGCGCGGTGCAGCCCTCAAAGCCGGCGCGCTGCCTGAAGCAACTGACGACATCATCCTGCGTGCCAAAGGCGTGTTCTCACTGAACGAGGAGGGCGAAGCGGTCGCCGTTGATGAGTCTGGCCAGACCATCCTTGGCAAGGACGGCAAGACTCCTCTGACGCCGCTCGAATGGGCGGAATCCTTGCGCGAAAGCGCTCCTCACCTGTGGCCAAGGGCCTCGGGTACGAATGCCCCGGGCGGGGGTGGCGGCCAGGCTGCACTGAAGCGCTCCGAAATGACAGCCACGCAAAAGCGCGACTACCAGCGCAAGCACGGCCAAACCGCATACCTCAATTTGCCCAAGTAAGGGGATTCACCCATGGCAACAACTGTGAACAGCGATCTGATCATCTACAACGATGAAGCTCAGACCGCATACCTGGAACGTGTTCAGGACAATCTGGACATCTTCAACGCGTCCTCCAACGGCGCAATCATCCTCGACAACGAGCTGATCGAAGGCGACTTCCGCAAACGTGCCTTCTACAAGCTGGCAGGTTCGCTGGATCACCGTGACGTCAACTCCGAAGCCAAAGTCGTCGCCAAGAAAATCGGCGCCGGTGAGGCAGTCGGCGTTAAGGCTCCGTGGAAGTACGGTCCGTACCAGACGACCGAAGAGGCGTTCAAGCGTCGCGGTCGCCCGGTAGACGAGTTCTCCCAGATCATCGGCCAGGACGTTGCCGACGCAACCCTTGAGGGCTTCGTGCAGTACGCAACTGCCGCACTGCGCGCCTCGATCGGCTCCAACCCTGCAATGGTCGTTGAGGCCAGCATCGAGACCGACGGCAAGAAGACGCTGACTCGCGGCATGCGCAAGTTCGGTGACAAATTCGGCCGTATCGCGCTGTGGGTCATGCACTCTTCGGCTTACTTCGACATCGTCGACGAAGCCATCACCAACAAGCTGTACGAAGAGGCGGGTGTCGTGATCTATGGCGGCCTGCCAGGCACTCTGGGCAAGCCGGTACTGGTTACCGATACCGCTCCGGTTGACGTGATCTTCGGCCTGCTGCCAAGCGCAGTGACCATCACCGAATCCCAGGCGCCTGGTTTTCGCTCCTATGAAGTCAACGATGAGGAAAACCTCGGCATCGGCTACCGCGCTGAAGGCGTCGTGAACATCGATGTTCTGGGTTACAGCTGGAAGGAAACTGCCGGCGGTGCGAACCCATCGCTCGCTGCTGTCGGCTCGTCCGCCAACTGGGTCAAGCACTCTGCCAGCGACAAGGTCACTGCAGGCGTGATGATCGAGCTCACTCCGGCTGCATAAGCTATCCGATACGCGTGGTCAGAAATGGCCGCCATGGAGAACATCATGGAACTCGTTTACAGCAACCAGCGCGGCGACTTCGATCCCAACAAGCGCTATCGCAACCCGGATCTGTTCCGGAACGTCGAGCGCGGCGTGACCAAAGTCACCGTGTTTGGTGATTACCCGGAAATCGTCGATGCCTACAAGGCGGTCGAGATTGACGTGGAGATCGAGACACGCAAGACGCCGGTGAAAGGCAAGGCCAAGGCCGCTGACAAAACTCTTACGAAGCCGGGCAAAGGCCCAACCAAGCCTGAGTCCAATGGCACCCAGAAGGACGGCACCAAGGAAGAACCGGTCTACATCCCCAAGCTGGAAGCAGATAACCAGTGGATCATCATCACCCGCGACGGTGTACGATTCAGCGACTTTTCTGGTGATGAAGCTCAGGCCAAGGCCGAAGCAGATCGCCTGAACGAAACTAAGGAATAAGTCATGCTCATCATTGAGGACGGCACCGGCGTACCGGATGCTGAAAGCTACGCCACTGCCGCTGAGCTGGTCATTTACGCCGGGAAATTCGGTGTGGCCATCCCGGCTGAAGAGGCTGCGCAAGAGGCTGTTTTGCGCCGGGCCGCCTTGGTGATGGACGGCATGACCTGGAAGGGACGCAAATCCACCGGCGATCAGGCACTGTCCTGGCCTCGCCGGGAGATTCGCCTGGATGGCGAAAACAAGCCGGAGCGCTACCTTCCGGCACGCATTCAGTACGGTCAGATGGCTCTGGCCGCAGAGATTCATGCCGACGACATTGATCCTATCGACAAGCGCAAGGGCGCGGTCACGAAGGAAAAGGTCGACGGCGCGGTGGAGCGTGAATACGCGACCATCAGCAATACGAGCAAGCGACTACTGCCTGCTGCGCCGGACCGGCCCAGCGCTACGCAGTTTGCGGATTACCTGCAAAAGCGTGGACTGTTCGCTGTTAGGGCTTGATTCCGGGGCAAGGTGGCTGCAATTATTATGATGATTTCAGGCAAGCCTGCCTGTTTTGGAGACGCTATGGATAAGCATGAGCTGGCAGTAGATTTGCTGAAAGGGTTGTTGACCGGTGAGATTAAAACGATGGATTTAAAAAATCTCATGATTCATGGACAGATAGTCCAAGATCATTTGGATGACTTTGAAGTTTTCTTTAAATCTCCCGATACCGAGTGGGTCATCATAAACTACCAAAATACCAAAACTCTGGAAGACGACAGGCGTCTGACAATTCAGTTCATGATGTTTGCTTTGGGGCGGGAGTCACTTTTGTTACGTCAGACTAAACCCTCTGCACACTAGATCGCGCCGGAGTCTTCATGGCCTTTTATTACGAAATGGCCGTGATGGCCCTCGATCTGATTACCGAATACGGCCAGGCAGTCACCATCCGCGACTCGGTCAAAGGCGGTTACAACCCGGGCTCCGGCACCACATCACCAGATACGGTCACGGAGCGAACCGCCCAAGGCATTCTGCTCGACTTCACCGGTCAGGAGTTTCAGACCAATACTCTGATCAAGGTTGGCGACAAGAAGCTGAAGATTGCCGCGAAGGGTCTTGAGCAGCCACCGACGCTGCTCAGCAAGGTGATGATCCTAGGTCGCACCTGGTCGATAATTCCACCGCTCAAAGAGATCAACCCGGCAGGCACGCCACTGCTCTATGAGCTCCAGGTGCGTTCATGAGCCGCGCAGGTGCTGGTCAGTCCGGTAGCTTCGCTCTCGACCTCGCCAAATTTGCCGAGCAGGCCAAGGAAGCGGTTGATGTTAGCCTTCGCGAGATCATCATTGAGATCGGCAGCAGCGTCATCCGGATGTCTCCTGTGGGCAATCCTGAAATATGGGCGGCCAACTTGGCGTTCCGTGATGCCAACACCCGCGCAGCCGACGAATACGACTTCAAGGTTTCCCTGCGCAATACGGTCATCAACCTGACAGAGTCGAGCTTCACGAAGTCCGGCAAGCTGAAGCGAGGCGTGAAATACGCCAAGCCGTTGACCAAGACCGAGCGTGTCCAGAACTTCAACGTCAACGGGCTCGTAGCTGGCCAGGATTACGTCGGTGGCCGGTTCCGTGGCAACTGGATGTTAGGGATTGGCGCGCCAGATGGGACGACTACAGAAGAGGTCGACCCGACTGGCAGCAAATCCACGGCCCGCATCGTCAACGGTGTGCTGGAATTTCACGCCGGCGACGTCGCCTACATCACCAATAGCCTGCCATACGCCATCCCGCTGGAATTTGGGCATTCGACCCAGGCGCCGGGCGGCATGGTCCGAATCACCGTGGCGCGTTTCCAGCAGATCGTTGAGGCGGCCATCAGGAATCATCAGGTATGAGCCACAAAATAATCCGCTCACTGTTTGAGCAGAGACTCACGGTGTGGGCGGGTGGGCGCAACCTGAGGATCGCCTACCAGGGTGTCAGTTTCACGCCAGAGACAGACGAGACGTATCTGGCAGCGTTCATGCTTCCGGCCGGGACTGGTACCGACACCCTGTCGGGCGATCACCGCGTCTATACCGGTGTGTTCCAGATCAACGTTGTGACCCCGGCAGGCAATGGGACTGGCGAAGCTGAGGGCCTTGTCGACGACATTGCCGCTCTGTTCCCGGCCTATCTCAGGCTCAAGCAAGACGCGTTCGAGGTGCTGGTGCTCACGCCGGTAGAGCCTGGGCCGCCGATCACCGGTGACAGCACACTGACAGTATCTGCCTCGTTTCAGTACCGCGCCGATACCAACTAATTCGCCCATTGGGCAAACCCAGAACCCGCCATTGAGCGGGTTTTGTCATTTCTGCACAGAGGAAAACCAACATGGGCTTCAGACTCCCCAACGGCGCAACCCTTCAGATCGCCTCCGCATATGGCGCGGCAATCCCGGTAACTGCGCTGAGCAATGCAAATCCGGCTGTTGCCACTGCCGCTGCGCACGGCCTGGCTGACGGTGACATCATCGCCGTAACGTCGGGCTGGACTCGCCTGAATGATCGAGCTGCTCGCGTCGATAACAGCCTGAGTGGCACATTCGCGCTGGAGAAGATCAACACCGTCAATGTGCAGCCTTATCCAGCTGGTTCCGGCATTGGCTCGGTGCGCGAGGTCACGTCGTTCGTCGAGATCTCGCAGATCACTGATCTGGCATCGAGCGGGGGCGATCAGCAGTTCGCGACCTTTGGGTTTTTGGCTGAGGATGACGACCACCAACTTCCTACGTCCAAGAGCCCCGTCAGCATGGCGGTAACTGTCGCCGATGATCCGGCGCAACCGTATGTGCCCGTGGTCGAGGCTGCCGATGATGACAAGCAGACGCGAGTGCTTCGTTTGAATCTTCCGAATGGCGACAGCATTCTCTACAACGCCTACGTTTCCATCACATCGACGCCCACCCTCACGAAGGGCAGCATCATGACTCGCGTCATCAGTGTTTCGCTTGCTGGCCGCCCAACACGTTACTCGGCAGTGGTGGCGTAACCCATGGCCAAGATCAAGATCGCCCAGAACCCGACGTTCAAAGCGCCGGTGATGATTCCTCGCATCGGCGAAGCGCCGGTGAAGGTGGAATTTGAATTCAAGTACATGGACCGCACTGCGCTGGCTGAGATGTTCGGGCGCTGGAATAAGGCGCGTGCAGAGCTGAATTCCAGGCACACCGACGACGGCATCACCTGGCAGGAAGTGAACGCGTCCGAGATCGCGCTGCAGGTCGAGCAGATCAAGGACGTCGTGACCGGCTGGACCTTCGACGACAAGTTCACCGATGAGGCTGTAGCCGCACTGGTGACCACTTGCGTTGGCGCGCCTCAGGCTGTGATCGACGCATACCAGTCGGCCTACGACCCAGCACGCCTGGGAAACTGAAGGCGGCGGCCCGGGCCCTGTATGAGCCTGGTCCGTCGGAGCAGGAGCTCGCCGCTTTTGGCATGACGCTGGCTGACATCCCCGTCGAAGAGGTCGAGGTCTGGCCTGACTCATGGAAGGCCTTTCGCCTCTTCGAATCACTCTCCACTCAGTGGCGGACCGGGCCGGGCGGCGCATCTGGACTTGATTACTCCGTTATCCCCGCCACTGCACACATGCTGGGCATCAAACGGCACGAACTACCTGGCATCTTTTCCGACCTCCGCACGCTGGAAGTCGAAGCATTGCTCGTGATGAGCGAATCGAAATAACGGAGCGCTCATGACGACCATTGCAGAACTCGGGATCAAGGTTGATTCCGGCGATGCCGCGCAGGCCGCTACCGATCTGGACAAACTGGCCGCCGCTGGCGGCCGGGCAGAGAAGGCAGCTGATGGGGTTTCCTCGGGCTTCGACAAAGCGACGTCAGCAGCATCGGGCCTGTCAACGGCTGAGGGGAAGCTCAACGAAACAACGGACCAGGCGATCGCTCGCCTCACAGCGATGGCCAAGGCTTCGCTGGATTCGAGCGAGTACTACCAGCGCCTGACAACCAGTGTCACCGGAAACACGGCGGCTGTGGACGCCTCAAGCTCTTCTGCCAGCAGCCTAGCAGCGCTTCGGCGTCGATTGCAGGCTGATTCTGATGCCCTTGTGGGCTCGACCGACCAACTTGCTGAATCGACGAAAAAGGCAGCGGCCGCTACCGGCATTGAGGCTGAAGGGCTTCAGGCGCTGCTGGGTAAAATCAACCCTACGCTGACAGCGCTGGGCAAACTTGATGAGCAGCAAGCACAACTCCAGAAATACAAGAACGCCGGACTCATCGATGCCGATACGTTCAAGGAGTACTCCACCCGGATTGATGCGTCCCGTCAGAAGCTTGGTGAGTTCGGTGAAAGCGTCAAAAGCGCGGGCGTATCAGCTGCACAGACTCAGGCTGCGTTGCGTCAGCTGCCTAGTCAGTTCAGCGATATCTTCACAAGCCTCATCGGAGGGCAAAATCCGCTGCAGATTTTCCTCCAGCAAGGCATGCAGATCAAAGACTCGTTCGGTGGTATTGGACCGACGATTGATGTCCTTGGCGGCAAGATCAAATCGATCTTGGGCATCGGCGGCGGAATCGGGTCCATTGGCGACGCATTGCAGGCGGTCGGCAGTGGCGGCAAAGCTGCGGCTGAGGGTGCCGAGGCAGCAAGTGAGGGTATCGGCAATCTGGCCGAGGGTGCAAATACTGCCGCCGACGCAGGCAAGAACGCCAAGGAAGCAGCGGACGCGCTAAGGGCCGCGGGCGGGGGGCTAAGTGTTGGCATGGGCGCTGTTCTGGCAGGTGCCGCAGCTGCCGCTGCCGCGCTCGTCGCATTGGGGCTGGCATATAAGCAAGGGAGCAGCGAGGCAACCGCGTATACCACTGCTCTGATCATGACCGGCAACACGGCAGGCACAACCGCTGGACAGCTCAGCGACATGGCGAGGGCGGTTTCCAGCGCCAATGGGACAGTGAACGAAGCTTCGCAAACCCTTACCTTGCTTTCTGGGTCCACCCGGATCTCAGCATCGTATTTTCAAATGATTGCCACTGCTGCTGCCAACATGGACGACGCAACAGGCAAGTCGACTGCGGAGACCGTTAAGAATTTCGAGAAGCTCGCCAAGGACCCTCTGAAGGCTTCATTGGAGTTCACGGAGCAGTTGAACTACCTGACTGCGGCGACCTATTCGCAGATCGCTGCGCTGGAGCGCCAAGGTCAGACCCAGGCAGCGGCCGAGGTAGCATTCAAGGCGTATGCAGATGCATTTAACAGCCGCAGCATCGAGATAAAAGCCAATCTTGGAACTCTCGAGGAGGCATGGAAAGACGTCACCGACACCGCGAAAAACGCCTGGGATGCGATGCGGGATGTTGGCCGTACTCAAAGTCTCGACGAGCAAATAACCAACACCAAAAAGATTCTTGAGGATCGGAAAACAGGCTGGCTGTCCGGCATGTTCGAGGGTAGCGAATCCACAAGAGTGCTGCAGGATCGGCTTAAGCTGTTAGAAAAAGCTCGGGACGTTCAGGCCGAAGAAGCCAAGAAAACTGGCGAGCAACAAAGCGCACAGCGCGCCGCGGTGCTTGCTGCGACGAAGGTCGACGAGCTGGAAAAGTCGTCCAGGACTAACGCCGAGAAGAGGTCAGAGGCTCTTAAAGCGTATGAGAAAAATCTGGAGGCGATTAGAAAGGTCAACCCGACAGACGATCGCCTCAAGCCGGAAAACGTTTCAAAGATAAAGAGCAACATCGCCGATCAGTTCAAGGATCCGGCGAAACCTGCGTCCGTATTGAACATGACCGCGTTCAACGCAGCGCAAAATCAGCTCAAGTCGATAAACGGTTATTACGACGGAATCCAGAAGGAGCTGGAGGCATCGCAGAAAGCTGGACTGGTGTCGGCCGAGTCCTATGCCAGTCAGCGCGCGGCGATCATCGAGCAGCAGAAGGGCGATGTATCGTCGGCTTATGAGGCAGAGATAGCCGCACTGGAAGCCGCTAAGGGAAAGGCATCGACCAGCGCCGAGCAGCGCATCCAGCTTGACCAGAAGATCGCCGACGCTCGCACCTCAATGGTAGAGGCGCAGAAGAAGGCGGATAGCGAACTGTCTGTTCTCGCTACCAGCGAAGTCGGCAGGCTCAAAAAGCAAGAGCTGGCTGTATCCACCTACACTAGCGCTTTGGAGCAGCAGGTCAAAACGCTACGCCAGCAGGGGCAGCGCTCTGCGGCAACGCTTGGCATGGGCGATCGCCAGCGTGGGCTGACGGACCAGCAGAACTCCGTAGATGACCGGATTAACCAGCAGAAGGTCGAGCTGGCTAACCAATACGGTGATGGCTCTCGGGGGATGAGCCTCGACGAGTACAACCTGAAACTGGCAGCGCTCAACAAGAACCAGCAGGATCTGCGCGACACGGTTCAGGCCAACTACGACGACATGACGGTTGCTCAGGCTAGCTGGAGCGCTGGTGCTTCTTCGGCCTTCCAGAACTATCTGGAATCGGCCAGGGACGTCGCCGGGCAGACTAAGAGCCTGTTCACGAGTGCGTTCAGCAGCATGGAGGATTCGGTCGCCAACTTCGCGATAACTGGCAAGGGGTCGTTTTCAGACTTTACCAAATCAATCTTGGCCGACATGGCAAGGATTGCTACCCGTCAAGCAAGCTCAGCGCTGCTGAGCAGTCTGGTAGGTGCTGCCACCAGCTATTTTACTGGCGGCACCGGCAACGGGCTTGCATCAGGCTCGGCAGGCGCTATCTCATCAAACGCTGGCGCGAGCGCGGCAGGATATAGCAACTCAGCATTGAGCGGCTGGTCAGGAGTGGCCCAGGCCAAAGGCGGCGCATGGTCCAACGGCGTGCAGATGTTCGCCAACGGTGCCGCGTTCACCAACAGCATCGTCAGCAAGCCAACTGCGTTCGGTATCGCTGGCGGAGGTGTGGGAGTGATGGGCGAGGCAGGTGACGAGGCAATCATGCCGCTCACCCGCACTGCCGGCGGCCAGCTTGGCGTCCGCGCGCTGAGCGGAGGCGGCAGTAGCGGAAGCAACACCTACAACTTCCCCGTCTCGGTATCTGTCCAGACGTCTGGCGACTCGGGCAGCTCAAGCACGCAGGAAGCGTCCACTCAGCTCGGCAAGGGCATTCAGCAGGCGGCAAAAACCGAGGCCGAGACTGCAATCGCTCGCGCGCTGCAACCTGGTGGTTCGATCTGGAGGCTCACAAATGGCAGGTAATTATGGCGATTGAAACCTTTACCTGGCCTACCCAGCACGGAGACGCGCCCGATATCGCTTATCGGGTGCGCACCTCCCAGTTCGGCAATGGCTACAAGCAGGACGTCGGAGACGGGCCAAATAATAAGGAGGACTCATACCCGATCACATTCACCGGCACGAGGGATAGGGTCCTGAAGATCATGGAGTTCCTCGACAAGCACGCCGGAGCGAAAGCGTTCCTCTGGACCACGCCGCTCGGCCAGCTGGGTCTGTTCACCTGCAAAAATCCAGTGCCCACCCCAATGGGTGGCAACGTATTCAAATTGACGGCCACGTTCGACCGGGCCTTCCACCCTTAAGGACATCTCATGCCGTTGATTGCTGACATCCAGGCGCTTGAGCCAGGCAGCGAAGCATTGCTGTTTGAGCTTGATGGCTCTGATTACGGAGCGGATATTTTGCGCTTCCATGGTCATGCCATCCCGCACACTGCCGCTGAACTGATAGCCGCCGGCCTTGATGCTGATCAACTGCCCGCCAAATCAATCTGGTGGCAAGGCAACGAGTATGGAGCCTGGCCCATGCAGATTGACGGAATCGAAGCGAATGGCGACGGTACGGCAGTCCGGCCCACGCTTTCCGTGGGCAACGTCAACGGACGCATCACGGCGCTTTGTCTGGCATTTGAGGATTTGCTCGAGTTCAAACTGACGATACGGCACACGCTCGGCAGGTACCTTGACGCCGAGAACTTCCCTGGCGGCAACCCCGACGCTGAACCGACTCAGGAATCTATCGAGGTCTGGTATCTCGATCAGAAAACCAATGAGGATGGTGAAACGGTCAGCTGGGAGCTGGCCAGCCCGGGCGACGTCGGCGGCGAATCGATTGGCCGGCAGATGACCACGCTTTGTCACTGGTGCCTCACTGGTGGATATCGGGGGCCGAACTGCGGCTACACCGGGCCATACGTCGACAAGGACGGTCAGCCCACCGATAACCCAGAACTTGATGTCTGCGATGCCACGCTGACGCGCGGCTGCACGCCGCGCTTCGGGGCTGGCAACGAAGTACCCTTTGGCGGTTTCCCCGCCGTATCCCTGATCGCGCGGAGCTGACCATGCTGAAATACATTCTGGCGGCCGTGCAAGCGCATGCGGCGGCTGAGTACCCGCGCGAGTGCTGCGGGCTGCTTCTGAGAGTCGGGCGAAAGCAGCAGTACTTTCCCTGCTCCAACACGGCGACCGATCCAAATGACGAGTTCCGCATCAGCCCCGACGATTACGCTGCAGCGGAAGACCTGGGCACAGTCATCGGAGTTGTCCACTCGCACCCCGACGCGACCAGCAGGCCGTCACCACGCGACCTTGCGATGTGCGAAGCGACGGAAATGCCTTGGCATATCCTCAGCTGGCCCGAGGGCGATCTGCGTACCGTTGTGCCTACCGGCAACACGCCGCTTCTGAAACGACCTTTCGTGCATGGAGCTTGGGATTGCTGGCAGGTCTGCGCCGATTGGTACAAGCGCGAGTTCGGTCTGGAGTTTGAGGCATTCAATCGCACGGATGGCTGGTGGGAAAGAGCGGACGCGGAAAGCCTGTACGAATCCAATTACGAGGCGGCCGGGTTCGTCAGGGTTGACCAGCCGCAGCGCGGCGACATGATCGTTATGCAGGTAGGGCGGACCAAGCACCCGAACCACGCTGGCATCTATCTCGGCGCGGACGCTTCGCTTACCGGTGAGGAAGGCGTGGTCTTCGGACCTGGACCTTTCCTGCTGCACCACCTGTACGGCAGACCATCGGAGATTATCGTTTTCGGTGGCCCGTGGCTTGATCGAACGCGTCTTATCCTCAGGCACAAAGAGGCGAAATCAACTACCTGATGCGGCAGGGCCTACCTGGTCTATTTCTTACGCCGAACGCACTTTTTGAGAAGCGGTTCGGCACCCCCATGCTTCGAGATGAAGTAGCCGTAGGACGTTCCTTGGCGGCCCTTGCTGGTAGTCATGGCCTCTATGGCTTCAAGCTTTTTATTGTATGCGCCCTGGCCTTCATATATCCGCCGGACATCCATCAGGAAATTAAGGTAGTCATTAAAGGCCAGGTCGAGCTGGCCGATGTCTGACCAGGTATGAATGCTGTCTATGTTCCCACCCTGATCAAGAGTTACAAACGTTCCTGCGGGGAAATATAGGTCGCACTTCAGCTTCGTGATTCGCCGAAACTCTTTGTCGCCGTATTTGCAGAGGGTACCCACCAGGCCTAGGTTCGCAAGCGTGTTTGCAGCAAAAGCCCTGGGAACGAAGCAGACTGTAGCCGACGAAAAGGCACAGTCATTGTCGCTCTCTGGTGCTGGCTCTTTTGTTGACATCTGGCACTCCGTTTCTTTTTCCCGCCCGCTCGTGGTGGTAGATTGGACCATCTGAAATGGAGTCTCAAATGATCTGGAAAATTATTCTCGGACTGTTGCTTGCCTTAGCGGCGATGCTCATATGGGGAACCATTATCAAAAATGATCCGGAAATGATGGAGAAGAGGCGGGCAAAGACTGCGATTGAGCTTTGCAGAGAAGAGCAGGCCAAGCAGTCCAGCAATCCAGACCAGGTAGAGGTAATCGCGGCTGTATGTAAAAAATTCGAAAGTGATTACCGATCCAAATACGGTTCGAATCCTTGACTGAAACGGTTTTTGAACTGTGAACATGAAGCCGCCTTCGGGCGGTTTTTTAATGTCCGGAGAAACACATGGCAGCCACTCACTACTCACCCATGACCACGATCAAGCTGTCTGGATCACTGGCCCGCAAGTTCGGCCGAGTTCATCGCAGACAGATTGACTCAGGACAGACCTGGGAAGTCTTCAAGGCATTGAAGGCAACGCTTGAGGGTTTCGCTGACGAGATCCGACGCCTTGACCGACTGGGCATGCGCTTCGCGATATTCCGTAACGGTAAGAACGTCGGAGAGGACGGCTTTGGCCTAGGCGGATCACGTGAGGTGCGTGTAGTGCCCGTTATTCATGGCAGCAAGCGAGCCGGTGTGCTCCAGACCGTTTTGGGTGTGGCACTAATCATTGCGTCGTTTTTCGTCGCGCCGGGCTCTCAGCCTGCGTTCTTGGCGGCAGGTATCGGCTCAGCTGCTGGCGGCGTAATCCAGATGCTCAGCCCCCAGGCCTCTGGACTGAAACAGAGCGCATCACCGGACAACTCCCCGTCCTACGCATTCGGCAGCGCCAAGAACACCACGGCCAGCGGCAACCCGGTCCCGATCTGCATCGGTGAGCGGCGCTGGGGCGGGGCGATCATTAGTGCGAGCATCTATGCGGAGGATAAGACTTGAACCAATCACCCAACGAAGTCACGGAGCCAATGGCTCGCGCCGCTCTGAACTACCTTGATGAGTTGCGAAGTTCGTATCGTATCAACCTGAACTACTACATCGACGAAAGCGTTATTACTGAGATATATCGGAGGATGGAGGTTGTTCGGACGGAAAGTTCTGTGCCTCGTACTCGCTGATCATGCTCTGCGTCCGGTCGATGGCGCATTGAACTTGTTCATTCAGCATAGTGCTGTTCAACTCGTATTGATGTCCTGCCCAGTCATTACCCACTAAAGTTTTACGGGCTATGGGCTGCATCATATTCGACGCGCTCTCCAGCAAGATTGCAGCTCTTGCTATTCCCCAGGAGATTAGTTCTAGATCTTTCAGGCTGAAACTCCGGGTTTCAACAGCTTGCCCAGGCTTCGATTTTAGCGAATTTGTTGCCAAGCCTGTTTGATCGGTGGTAACCGCCCACTGCCAATGGGCAACAGTATTTCTTTTAGGGATTGATTTAGTAAAATCTGCCAAACCGCTCAATATTGGATCATGGAGGCTGGATGGTCGGATTCGATGTAGTTCGCTCCTTATAACCCCAACCATCTTCTCCGCATTCAAGTTTGCCTTCGACACCAACAGGTAAATCTGCTGCTCGTCAAGAGACATAACTGCGCGAAAAATACTGTGAATGGCATGTTCACAAGCAGAATAGTTGACCATGATTTGGCCAATTTCTCTAAGTAGCTCTGGCTCCGGCCCTATTCGATATTTCATGCGCTTCTCCTTGTCCTTGGCCGCTCGACTGGCTTCCGTGAGATCAGGACGCTAGCTCATTTGCATATGATTTGTTACTGGTCGTTTATCCACCCTATACACAACACAACACAACACCACACCGCCCGAGAGGCGGTTTTTTTATGCCTGGAGAAAAGCATGGGCGCAGCACTGAAGATCGATATCCACGGTGAAAAAGGCGGCAGCAGCAGTCCGAAGTCGCCGACCGAGGCTTCCGACAGCCTGCGCTCTACCAACCTGGCAAAGCTGCTCATCGCCGTAGGTGAGGGCGAGTTTGAAGGCACTCCGACGGCTGCTGACATCTACCTCGACAACACGCCGATCAACGATGCCAGCGGCAACGTCAACTTTCAGAATGTGAAATGGGAGTGGCGCACCGGCTCAGTTGATCAGTCGTACATCCCTGGCATTCCGTCGATCGACAACGAGACGACAGTCAACGTTGAGCTGCGCAATGACTCGCCCTGGGTTCGCTCGATCACCAATACTCAGCTTTCGGCCGTGCGCGTCCGCCTGGCTTGGCCGGCGCTCCAGCAGCAGGACGATGAGGGGAATGTCGGCGGCTACCGCATTGAATACGCCATCGACGTGGCCACTGACGGAGGCAGCTACAAGGAGGCGTTGCTCGAGGCTGTGGACGGCAAAACCACCACGCGTTACGAGCGCTCGCGCCGCATCGATCTGCCGACGGCAACATCAGGCTGGCAAATCCGCGTCCGCCGCCTGACCGCGAACCAGAATACCAACAAGATCGCCGACACCATGCTCGTGGCCGGGCTCACAGAAGTCATCGACGCAAAGCTGCGCTACCCGAACACGGCGCTGCTCTACATCGAGTTTGATGCTGAGCAGTTCACCAACATTCCCGCAGTGACGGTCAAGTGCAAAGCGCGGAAATGGCAGGTGCCGAGCAATTACGATCCGTTCAACCGCACCTATTCGGGCGTGTGGGACGGCTCCATGAAAGAGGCATGGACCAACAACCCTGCCTGGGTGACATATGGCGTATGCACTCAAGACCGGTTTGGCCTGGGCAAGCGTATCAAGTCTTGGATGGTCGACAAGTGGGAGCTGTATCGCATCGCGCAGTACTGCGATCAGGATGTCCCGAACGGCGTCGGCGGTGTAGAGCCTCGCTTCCTGTGCGATATGAACCTGCAGGGCAAGGTCAATGCCTGGTCCCTGCTGCGCGATATCTCCGGAATTTATCGGAGCATGACCTACTGGGCTCAAGGTCAGTTGGTTACCCAGGCTGATATGCCGCGCGCTCAAGACTTCGATTATGTCTTCACTCGCGCCAACGTCATCGGCGGTAAATTCACCTACGGCAGCGCTTCGGCGAAGACACGCTATACCCGGGCAATCGTTGGCTACGACAACCCGGACAACAACTACGACACCGACGTTATTACGTTCGCCGACCCTGTGCTGCAGCGCCGTTTCGGCGACAAACCGACCGAGCTGACAGCGATCGGCTGCACGCGCGCTTCCGAGGGTCAGCGCCGCGGCAAATGGGTAGTGATGAGCAACAATCAAGACCGTACTGTGAGCTTCAGCACCGGTATGGAAGGCGCGATTCCTCTGCCGGGATACATCATCCCCGTCGCTGATTCGCTGCTGGCTGGCCGGGAGATCGGTGGACGAATTGCGTGTGCTGCTGGAAAGGTAGTAACCCTTGATCGGGATACGCGCGCAACGCCGGGCGACCGTCTGATCGTCAACCTGCCCAGTGGCCAGGCCGAAGGTCGGACCGTGCAGTCGGTGGCAGGTCGTGAGATCACCGTCTCCGTCGCGTACAGCGAGACGCCGACCACGCAGCTGCAATGGGCGCTGGACGCCGACGACTTGGCTATCCCTTTGTACCGAGTGCTGAGCGTCAAGCGTAGTGCGGAAGGCGAGTACGCAATTACCGCTCTTCAGTACGAGCCGAGCAAGTTTGCCTACATCGACAACGGCGCCCGGCTGGAAGAGCGTCCGATCAGCGTCATTCCGATCACCGTTGTTCCATCGCCTGCCAGTGTGTCGCTGACGTCGACGACGGCGATCGCCCAAGGGTTGGCCGTTACAACGATGACCATCAGCTGGCCAGCAGTGGCCGGCGCGGTTGCCTATGACGTCGAGTGGCGCAAGGACAGCGGCAACTGGATCAAGGTACAGCGTACCGGCTCAACCAGCGTCGACGTCACTGGCATCTATGCAGGTTCCTATCTCGCCCGCGTGCGTGCCATCAGCGCCTATGACATCTCGTCGAGCTGGCGGAATTCGATGCTGACCCAGCTTAAGGGTAAAGAGGGCCTGCCGCCTGCTGTAACCTCACTGACCGCCGCTTCTATGATATTCGGGATCGCGCTCAAGTGGACTTTCCCACCTGGTGCGGAGGACACGCAGCGGACTGAAGTCTGGTACGGCCAAGCGAACGACTTGACTAAGGCCACGAAACTCAGTGACCTGGCCTACCCGCAGTCGGAACATGTCATGCAGGGCCTGCTGGCGGGCGTAACGTTCTTCTTCTGGGCGCGCCTTGTGGACCGGACCGGCAACGTGGGGCCGTGGTATCCGACCGGCTCCGGCGTGATGGGCCAGACCAGCAGTGATGCTGGGGCGATCCTTGAAATGATCGCCGGGCAGATCACCGAAACCGAACTCGGCCAGAAGCTTGTTGAAAAAATAGAGCTGATCGACGGCGACGGTCCAGGCTCGGTAAACGACCGCTTGGCCGCCGCAAAATCTGCACTGGCCGAGCAGATTTCTGACGTTGACGATGCGCTGGGCACTGTTAGGGCGGAACTGCAGCAGCAGATCGATAGCATCGCCGACCTTGCCGATTCCATGCCCTACAAACCGGGAGATACTTACTCGGCCGGGCAGGGCGTACTAGGCTCGGACGGCATAATTTACCAGGCCACGCAGAACGTCCCCGTCAACACGCCGCCGCCGAACAGCACGTACTGGCTGAACGTAGGCCAGGCGGTGGCCACGGCCGTGGGGTTGGCTTCGCGAGTGCAGACCGTAGAAACAAAGGTCACGTCCATTGAGGGCGTCAACAGCGCTCAAGCCCATCAGATTACCGGCCTACAGACGTCTCTGGACGGCAAGGCCTCGGCCAGCAGTGTGCAATCCCTCGGCAATCGTGTCACAGACGCCGAGGGGAAACTCTCGAGCCAAGGCTCGGCCATCACGGGAATCAATACCGAGCTGGCCGGTAAAGCCAGCAGCGCCACGGTGCAGGCGCTGGGCAACACAGTCACGCAGCAAGGCCAGGACATAAAGGCGCAAGGCCAGGCCATCACAAGCGTTACGGCGAGCCTCGGAAACTCGGGCGGGCAGAACCTGTTTTTCAATCCGGCGTTTACCAAGGAAAGTGCAGTCGCCGGCGTAGCGGAAGGTTGGCAAATCGACGTTGGTACGGGCGGCACGCACATCGCTTCCTTGGTGCCGTCATGGCTGGTAAGTACCGAGAAAGCCCAGCGTATCGACGTCTCCGACCTTAACCAGGCTGCGGGTTATCGCAGCATTAGAATCGTCAGCGCAAGTTATCGGCCAAAGGTCACTGCGGGTAATTCTGTGGTTGCTTCGTGCAACGTGCGAGCAACTGCAGGGCTGGTGTTCGCGGTCTTCATTCAAGGTGTTAATGCCGCTGGTACCGATGCAGTGACCGTGTCCGGTCCTAGGGTCGTGGCCACTGGCGGCACTCAGCGGCTCGTCTACGACTTCCCGAACCTGCCGGCCGGGACTGCTTCTGTGCAGGTCTACTTCCGGCTGTATGGTTCGGACACTGTCAGCGCGGGCTTTGCAGAGTACACGCGGGCGCAGCTTGAAATAGGCACCACGGTCAGCGGCTGGAAAGACAACAACGCAGTGCTGGGCGCCGACCAGTCTGCGACTTCGTCTGCAGTGGCGGCGCTCAGCTCCAGCGTTAGCCAGCAGGGCGCGACGATAATTGCCCAGGCATCCAGTGTGCAGGCGTTGCAGGCATCTTCTCGAGATGACAACGGGGATGGCGATCTGGCGGATGCCGTGAATGGCTACAACAGTGCAGCAGGAATTGTGCAGGAAGCAACTGTACGAGCCACCCAGAACGAAGCCACGGCCAGGACGGTTACGCAACTGACCGCATCGGTGGGTGCAAACACCGGCCAGATTACTGACCTTCGTGAGGTCGTCACCAGCAATCTCGCTTCTACGGCGACGGCCATTACGCAGCTGACCACGAAGGTGGGCGACAACTCGGCAGCCATCCAGTCAGAGGCTACGGCCAGGTCGAGCGCAGATGGTGCGCTGTCCACGAAATTGGATCAGGTGCAGGCCACGGCCAACGGTGCGAGCGCAGCCGTTCAAACCGTCAGCTCCGCACAGGCGGCCACGGACGGCAAGCTGACGGCGATGTATACCGTCAAATTGCAAGTCAACTCCAACGGCCAGTACGTCATGGCCGCAATCGGTGCAGGGATAGAGAACGTCGGCGGGATTCTGCAAAGCCAGATCCTGATGTCGGCTGATCGGTTTGCGCTGGTGAACACGTTGGCGGGAGGGGCGATATCGACACCGTTCGTTGCTCAGAACGGCCAGCTGTTCCTCGGCCCTACGTTCATCATGGACGGCACGATCACCAACGCCAAGATCGGCAGTTTCATCAGCTCGACTGATTATGTGGCCGGGCAGCGCGGGTGGATTCTGCGCAAGGACGGGACGCTCGAGATCAACGGATCAGGCGCTGGCGGCGGCAGGCTGGTAGTTACCAATCGTTCGGTCCGCGTGTACGACACCAACAACGTCAAGCGCGTGCAGCTCGGAGACCTCAGTGAATGAGCAACGGAATGAGGGTGTGGGGCGCAGATGCTGCGCTCCAATTGGACGAGAATTCATTCACAATCCGGGTTGTACTGTCGACGCTTGTCACGTTCTCCGGCTCCACAAAGACCAGCCAAGACTTTGCTGTGCCTGGAGTGGGGCCGGGGAACGGCGTGGCAATAGTGATCCCGGCCGGCACCTATGACAGTAATCAAAGGCAGCATGAAACAGAACTCGTTGACGGTGTCGCGAGGGTCTACAACCACACCAGAACTTATGGATCAAGCACGGTTTCCTCGGGAACCATGCGCCTAATCGTTATGAGGTTTTCATAATGGCGGAAGCATACGGACTGGAGTTTTCCAATAACAGCAATGTGGTGGTGCTTGACTCGCAATACGCGAGGCTGATGGTTATTGCTTCCGGGCGTTATCAGCCAACCGAGGAAAGCGGGCTTGGCTCGACCACTTACTTTCCTCGGCCTGTTACATCCCAAGAACCGCCGTTGGTATTCGTTAGGCCTGATACTGTGAATGCAGTTGCAGGTCTTTGCATGATGCGTCTTGTTGGGTCGGCTGGTAACTGGACAGGGTTCTACGTCCGAGCGTATGACGTGAATACCGCGCAACCCAATGGGCGATATTTTGTCGCGCAGTTTTCGGCGCAGCCGGTGGCGGATTACGGAATGCGTCTATGGGATGGCGCGACAAATCTGCTATTTGATTCTGGAACGCCGAGCGCAAACTTTACCCGCGCGTTTCAAAGCTGGAGTTATGAGCGGTACGATTATTCTTCGCAAAACTTTGTTCGCTGCTATTACTCGGTGCCTTTTAATTTTCCCGAGAACGAATATCTACTTATTAACTCGTTCGGAATGGGGCTGAACTCGGGTAGTGGGATATCAAGAGGGCTGTATTGCTGGTGGGACTTTCCGAATAATAAGCTTTATGCAATCACCACTGCGCCAGCTAATCCGACAGCATTTTTTCTGCCAGCAGTCTTTGCAAAGATGAACGTCTGATCCATCAATTGATTGAGTAAACATCATGCCTTGGTACAAGTCGGGTACGGTTTCCGTCACCCAAAATTCGAACGCGGTCATTGGCAGCAATACCGCATTCATTGCAAACAGCCGGGTAGGTGATGGCTTTCGCGGGCCTGATGGTGGCTGGTATGAGGTGACCAACATCGCCAGCAATACCGCGATGTCGATTGCGCCGAACTATCAGGGAGCCACCAACAACGCGGGCGGGTATGCGCTGGCTCCGATGCAGGGCTACGTCAAGGATTCTGCTGATGCGCTTCGGGCGCTGGTCAACCAGTTCGGCTCTACGCTTGCGGTGCTGGGCACTTCTGGTACGCGCGAGGGCGTACGCGCAGCACTTGCGGCCGCCGCCAGCGGGAATAACGGCGATATCCTTTCCCTGTCTGGCCTGACAACAGCATTGACAATCGAGCAAGGCGGCACCGGCAAGAAGACTGCAAGCGAAGCAATCCAGGCTCTTGGTGGTATCCGCCTCGGGGTAGGTAACTCATCCATAGGCACAAGCTTTTTTTCTGGGGCGCCGCCCGGTATAGCTGCGATCAGTTCTTCTAACAATGACGGCAATACAGCTCTGCGGATTGGAAACGGGAATAACAATAACGCATCTGCGGTCATGACCTTTATTCGCGACGGAGCATTTGGACTTCACTTAGGCATTGATACCGATAATAAATTCAAGATCGGCGGGTTTTCGATGGGCGCTGTAGCGCGAACGATTTACCACGAAGGCAACGCGGTCGGAACTGTTTCACAGTCAGGAGGCTTGCCCACAGGCGCTATAATAGAAACGGGGAATTTAAACGGCGGCACGTTCACGAAGTATTTGGACGGCACGATGATTTGCCGAGGGATATCGCCAACCCCAGTGGCGGCTAGCCAGGGAGGTGGACCGATCTTCTACTCAGGGGGCGTTTCTTTCGTATTTCCTGCGCCATTTGCTGCTGTTCCGGCAGTGACGATGCAGGCCATCACCTCTAATGGTTACTTTTGTTGGGGTGCATCCGATGGTAGTGCCACTGCTACGGGCATCATCGGTCGAGTTGTTTCCCCATCGAGTACCGCTTCTTCGTACCTTTGTTATATAGCCGTTGGCAGGTGGTTCTAATGATTATCAAAATAGCTCCCCAGCGACGGGATGATGAATTTGTTGTAGAAAAAAACGGCATGGCATTGAAGATTAATGGAGATACGTTCGACTTTTCGCCAATGCAAGAAGGGGGTACGTTGCCGAGGTCTGCCATTGCATGTGAATGGATATGGGATGACGTTAATGTTGATGGCGGGCAACTTATCGTATGCCTGATTTTACCTGTTCCCGCAAATTACAGCCCTGAGCAAGCCTACCCCGCGGACCTGACTGATGTGCCTGACGGTATCGTCCAGTTTCCGAAAGCGCTCCCTCTGATCGAAACGGCTTAAAGGACCTGAACATATGTCCAATATTGACTGGGCCCAATTAATTACCAAAGAAATGAAAGAGGCAGCTTCCGAAGCTCGATCCCTAGCCAAGGCGAAGAGTGATTTGCTCGAGCGGAGCAGTGCTGCCGCTCAACAGATCGCCCGCATTCAGGACCGCATTGAAACGCTGGGCTATGGAATCGAGGCCGGCGAGGCGACTCAGCAGGAAGAGGAAGAGGCGGCGGCGCTTGCCCCTGTTCTCAAGAAGTGGAAGGCCTACAAGTTCGCGCTTGGCAAGGTGACCGCCCAAGCTACATGGCATCAGGCGCCTGTCTGGCCCGATGCTCCTGCTATTCCGACGATAGCCGCCGCACCCATGAACGATCTTCAAGAGCAGCTTTGACGTGTCAGCCAATGATCAATTGAACAGCCGGTATTTTGTGGTTGCTCCATAGCATCCAGGCTGATTTGGCGGGGTCGCGTTGCAGGATATGTTGCGAGGGTTCTCTGTGCCACCGAATACATCCAGGCTGATTTGGCGGGGTCGCGTTGCAGGATATGTTGCGAGGGTTCTCTGTGCCACCGAATTTGCCGGGGCTGTAGTTTGCACACCCAGAAATCAGCGCAATCATCAGCAACATCACGCACTTCATATTCATAAAGCCTCCTTGTTTAATTGATGCCTAACTGACGGTTTCAGTTATAGGGAGGACACATCAATGTTTTTCCTCGGTAGCCCCGAGTTTTTTGTTTGGAGAAAACCGAATGTCCATCACATCGCAGCAGTTGCTGCAGATCCTCCCGAACGCCGGCCAGAGAGCCGGCGTTTTTGCACCTGTCCTGAACACGGCTATGAGCAAGTACCAGATCGTGACACCGCTGCGCATCGCGGCATTCATTGCCCAGGTCGGCCATGAGTCCGGTCAGCTGCGTTACGTGCGCGAGATATGGGGGCCGACTACGCAGCAGCTGGGGTACGAGGGCCGCAAGGACCTTGGCAACACCGTTGCGGGTGACGGCTCGAAATACCGCGGCCGTGGCCTGATCCAGGTGACGGGCAGGGCCAATTATGAAGAGTGCGGCGAAGCGCTGGGCCTGGACCTGATCGACCACCCCGAATTGCTCGAGCTACCGCAGCACGCCGCGATGTCGGCGGCGTGGTTCTGGCACCGGGCCGCGCTCAATACGCTGGCTGATAAGGGTGACCTCCTGACCATCACCAAGCGGATCAACGGCGGTACGAACGGGCTTGCTGATCGGCAGGCGCTGTACGCCCGAGCGCTTGAGGTGCTGGCGTGAAGGCCCTGCCGTGGAAGGCAGTCGGCCTGCTGCTGATCCTGCTGGCGCTGGCCGGTGCGTTGTACGGGGCATACCGGCACGGCGAGACCGTCACCGATCTGGCCTGGAAGGCGAAGTGGGCCGAGCAGATCAGCGCCCAATCCAATGCGGTGGCCACCACGACCACCGAGTACCGAACCGAAGAACAACGCCGCCAGAAAGCGGCCAACCAGGTGGCAAACGATGCAAGACAAGAGCAGACCGCTGCGCTTACCGATGCTGCTGTCGCTGACGCTGCTGGCAACCGGCTGCGCGTCGAAGCCGGAAAGCTGGCAGCCGCCACCAGTTGCGCCCCCGGCGATACCGGCGCTGCCGAACGAGGCAAGGCAGCCACCCGCGCCGCCATGGTGCTCTCCGACCTGCTCGGCCGGGCTGACGCGCGAGCGGGAGAGCTGGCAAAGGCTTATGACGAATCCCGAATAGCCGGCCTGGCGTGTAACCGCCTTGTTGATGCGCTCCCAAAGCCCCTGATTACCTCCGAGTAACGGAACAATAAAATGGCAAATACCCAGCTGATTCAGAAATACATGGGCCAGACGATGCTGATCGTCAAGGCGAACGGCGGCAGCGTGACCGTCGAAAAGCAGGCCGGCGGTAGCTGGGTGGTGACCGACACCGTCACCAAAGACGGCGGCTACCTGCTGCAGCTCGGAAATTCTTCGACGCGTATTACACCCAATGGTGGCGCTGTCTTCGAGGTGACTCGATGAGCCTTCTAGTCAACCCGATCCCACGCCGCCAACCGATCCGGCGTGGACTGGGCCTGCTCGGCGATAGCTTCTCGGGCAACTGCCATACCATCGCCGCGACAGCGTTCGGCACCGAGGCCTACGGCTATGCGGGCTGGATCGCGGCGCGCACCGGCCTGTTCCCGAGCTACGTAGACAACCAAGGCAAGCTCGGCGACCACACCGGGCAATTTCTGGCCAGGCTTCCGGCCTGCATTGCGTCGTCCACTGCCGATCTGTGGCTGCTGCTGTCGCGCACCAATGACAGCACCACGGCAGGTATGAGCTTGGCCGACACGAAAGCCAACGTGACGAAGATCGTGATGGCTTTCCTCAACACGCCGGGCAAGTATCTGATCGTCGGTACCGGCACGCCGCGCTTCGGTAACAGGGCGCTGACCGGGCAGGCGCTGGCCGATGCGATCGCTTACAAAGACTGGGTGTTGAACTACGTCAGCCAGTTCGTGCCTGTCGTGAACATCTGGGACGGCTTCACCGAGGCAATGACCGTTGAAGGCCTGCACCCGAATCTCCTGGGTGCCGAGTTCATCAGTTCGCGGGTGGTGCCGATCATCACCGCCAACTTCGAATTTCCCGGCATTCCGCTGCCCACGGACGCTGGCGACGTTTACTCGGCCATCCGCCCGTTCGGTTGCCTCAATGCCAACCCTCTGCTGGCGGGCACTGGCGGCTCTCTGCCTGCTGGCGTGAACGCTGTGGCCGGGTCGGTGCTGGCGGACGGCTACAAGGCCGCTGGCTCTGGCCTGACCGGTATCACCACGCGCTGGTTCAAGGAGCCTGCCGCCTATGGCGAGGCGCAGTGCATCGAGCTGCGTGGCAACATGGCGGCGGCGGGCGGCTACATCTACATGCAACCCACGGCCAACGTGGTGCAGACTAACCTGGCGGCTGGCGACATTATCGAAATGGTCTCGGCGGTGGAAATCATGGGTTCGTCGCGCGGTATACTGGCCTGGGAAGCTGAGCTGACCATCACCAAGACGGTCAGCGGTGCTTCGTCCACGTTCTACTATCGGTCGATGGACAAGTACCAAGAGCCGTTCACCATGCCGGCCAGCTTTTCCGGAGAGCTGGAGACGCAGCGCGGCACAATTGACCTGACCGAGACCGTGATCACCTCACGCATGGGCCTGTACCTGGCCGCTGGCGTGGCGCAAAGCTCGACAGTCAAGGCTGCTCAGTTCGGCATTCGCAAGGTTTAAACCTCAGGCATGACGTCTAAATATTGCCTTGCCCAGCCCAGTTCTCGGAGCTTACGCCTGCGTCGAGGAGCAAGGTTCGGTGCTGATGCACAATGCGCTTTAGTGAGTCGATCTTCCCCCACGTATCACAAGAATCACGAAGTAGATCGGATATCCGACCATCAGCAGCTTTCAGCTTGATCCTGAGTTTGTCACGCTCGAGCGCTGCATCGTTGTGCATGTCGATCAGCTTGGTGACGTGCTTCCGATATCGGTCTACCTCGTCGCGCAACAATCTGTTCTCTTCCGATACCAGGTGCGCGTGTTGCTTGAGCATCTGCTCCTCCGTGGGGCAGAACGGCCAGTCTTCGGCGTAGTCGATGTTCATGATGAGTGATTCTCAATTGCTGTATAGGCATACAGTAGTCGAGTGCTTCAGGTTTGGGGAGTGGTGTTCGTCGGCAGGACGCCGGGAGGGTAGGGTTTACGACGAGTTGCGGAGCAGCATTATTTATTGCGGAGCATGAAGCTCAAGAGGGGTGTGACTAAAGCCACGTAACCCCTTGATTTTAAATGGTGCCCCGAGCCGGGGTCGAACCGGCACGTCCAAAAAAAGCCACGTAACCCCTTGATTTTAAATGGTGCCCCGAGCCGGGGTCGAACCGGCACGTCCAAAGGACGAGGGATTTTAAGTCCCTTGCGTCTACCAATTTCGCCATCGGGGCGGTAGCGCCAAGAGCAGGGAATATATACACCCGGCCCCCATGAAGCAAGCTTGAAAGCGTCCCGAAGGGGGCAAGACGCTGCTTTTTTTTCTGTCAGAAATGCTTGGCAAATCATGAAGCTACGAAATTTCTCTGGCGCAAAGGCTGACGTGCCGCGGTCAGGCGGCTCAGGCCTTGCTGTCTTTCACCACAGCATCTTTAACCACAGCCTCGACCTTGTCAGCCAGTATTCGCAGGTAGCTCGCCAGGGCGACTTCTTCCAGGCGCAGGCCTTTGCGTTGTCGGGAGCGGGGGAGTTTGGCGAGGTTGCCGAGCAGGAAGCCTTCCAGAACCGCCGGGTGGATGTAGCATTTTCGGCAGATGGCGGGGGTGTTGCCCAGTTGTTTCGAGACTGCCTTGACCATGTCGACGATGTGCCGTTTGGCGTCGGCTTCTGGCTCCCAGTGCAGTTTTTGCAGTGTTGCCAGCGCCAGCGCGCTGGCCGCCCAGGTTCGGTAATCCTTGGCGGTGAAGTCCGAGCCGGTGAGGCTTTGCAGGTAGGCATTGATATCCGATGAGGTCACCGCGTGGCGCACGCCGTCTTCGTCCAGGTACTGGAAGAGGTTTTGTCCGGGCAGCTCCATGCAGTGCTTGATCACGTTGGCCAGACGTCGATCCTTGACGCTGACTTTATGCTCGACGCCACTCTTGCCGCGGAACTCGAAGAGGATCTGGCCGCCTTTGACTTCGACGTGCTTGTTGCGCAGGGTGGTCAGGCCGTAAGAGCGGTTTTCCTTGGCGTACTGGCTGTTACCGATGCGGATCAAGGTCGCGTCCAGCAATGAGATGACTGTCGCCATGACTTTTTCCCGGCCCATGCCCGGCTGGGCGAGCTGTGCTTCGATCTGCTTGCGCACTTTGGGCAGCGCATGGCCGAACTCGATCAGCCGCGAGTATTTGTCCTGATCGCGTATTTCGCGCCAGCGCGGATGGTAGCGATACTGCTTGCGCCCGCGGGCGTCGCGGCCGGTGGCCTGCAGGTGACCCAGCGGGTCGGCACAGATCCACACCTCGGTGTAGGCGGGCGGCACTGCCAGAGCATTAATGCGCTTGATCTCCGAGTCGTCCTTGATGCGCTGACCCTGAGTGTCGAAGTACGCGAATTTGCCGCGCAGTACCTTGCGCGTAAGGCCCGGTTGAGTGTCGTCTACGTAATGCAGTTCACTGGCGGGCTGGCTGATGGCAGTCGAGTCAGGCAT